GCCGTGCCGCCAGTTACGCTCCATTGCTCATCTGATCGTTCATATGGCTTGACGTACTCATGTACCCAATCTGCGTCGATCAACCGCATTACCTGCACCTCCCATCCATCAGCGCTCCACAGTGTTCGCAGCGTTGCGGAAGCGTAGGGTACTTCTGCTCGATTGACTTATTACACTCGCTGCAGTCGTACACCGGCGCAAAGTCAGTAGAGAGCCATTCATTTTTGATCCATTTCCCATGCACCACTGGAGCAACGTTGGCGGCGGGCTGGCGGAGCAGAAGCGTTTTCACCCGTTGGGGTGTCCAGTTCTGGTTGGCATTGTTGCATTCCTCAAAGTCTTTCAGCGCATCAGTTCTGCTGATAAATTCTTCAGTCGCAACGCTTTCCATCGTCAAACTCCCTCCAAGTGTGATACAGTGCCCATGCCAGCGGGTCACGGACAAACGGCATCTTTTTTGCTTCCGCGTATTTCTTATCAAGGATGCTCATGGCCTTCTTCCACGCGCGATCTCCGCCGTGCAGTTCGGCGGGGAAGTATATCCTTTCCAGTCTGTCGATGTCCCCGACGTGCAAGTGAGCAGTCCCGCGCTCGTCAAAGAGCGCGTAGACGTCCTTGTCTTTGATGTAACCAATCATTTCAAAGTTCCTCCTCTGGTACCCCGAACATCTCTATGATCTTTTTCATGACCTCATCGATTTCCGGCTTGCCATCATACAAATAACCTTCAATGTCATAATCGGACGGTTCTTGGAGGTTCCAGTTGTTTTTTACCGCATAGTCGATCATATCCTTTAACAGCTGGTTCAAGTCCTCCATTGTGGATCGATATACGGCATATGATTCGCGCGCCGTTTGCAGTTTGTTCTTGACCGCTCCGAAAAGAACTTCATTTACAGATCTAGACATATGGTGTTCCTCCATTTGCAAGTATTTCTTTCATTCCATCCGGAAGAGCAAACGATCCAGGTATCAGATCGAGGATTTTCTTCCGTAGCAGCACTTCTGCCTCCCGCTTGGTCAACTGCTTCTCGCGCTGCTTAGGTGGCAGTTCCCCGTTCTTGGCCGCAATGGCTGTCGGGTTATGTTTGTGCTGACCCATTCTATTTCTCCTTCATCAGTGGTGCGTCCTCAAATTCCATTTTTCGAGTGCGGCCGGCCGTTCGTCTTTCACGACTTTCACTTCTCCATAGTCTGAAAATTCAACTTCTACCGTGTAATCGTTCTTTGGAGTTCCGACGCCGCACTTTGTGCAATGGATTCCAAACTGCCAGCCGCGCCGTGTTCCGAACTCAAAACTTGCTTTTCTGAAGAATTTTGCTTCACCTCCGTAGAACGGGCAAGGTTTAAGGTTCGTCATTTCCATTCACTTCCTTTCTCGCTTTTACAATTTCCCGCCGGGAGCTGCGCCACATCATCAGGAGCATTTCCTGGAGCGGCCTTTTTCTGTCGATGCGGCGAACACGCTGCACCACTTTCAGAATGTACGGCAGGAATTTATAACCCAGTTTTTCCGGGCACAGAACGCCAACGCTGTATGGCAGTTCGTCCCGGACCTTTTCGTAGACTTCCAGCGGCATGACGTAGTAGTTGAAATCCCCAATCAGGTTGTGTCCGTTCTTCGAGCGGAAGTCTTCAACTGAGGACTTGATCTCGTAGCAGTACACATCGCCCTTCTCGATGCCGGACACGCTGTTGTTAACCGGCTTGAACTGCATATAGTCCACGCGAATGGGAGAAACGCTGCCGTAGTCAAACGTGACTTCCTTGGCCCAGTAGACGCGCGGGTCGTTTTTCGGGTCAATATGTTCTTCCAGCAGTTTCGAAAGCCACTTCGTCGTTTCTGGTCTGTTCATTGTTTGTCGGTGTCACCGGCCTTTCTTGCATTTCTTTTCGCCACGGCTCATATTTGGGTTGCGTAGTGTTTGAGGTATATGTCGATGCCGCAGCTTCGCAATGAGAACACTCCCCGTCGCAATATTCATATCCCGCGCCGCACGGGTGGAGCGCGTAATCACTTCTGAGATATGTCCGCATTTGCTGCCTCTCTTTCTATCCTTTCGCAGAGTTCATCTGCGATGTTAAACCCGTACATCAGCTTTTCGAATCCGCATCCGGAACCATAACTGAGCGCGTCGACATCAACTCCGTGACGTTCCAGCCACTCAGCCACCTTCCGGTTGAGCTCTGCAGCTTTGTAGGAATAGTGTGCAGTAAGCACCATCCACTCGTAGATATACTTTGGTATTTTCAATGCCATTAAGATCTACCATCCTTTTACTCGTTTCAGCTCGTGGTCTGCTTCCTCTCTTGTGAGGAATACAGTTTTGCCGATATTAAAAACGTCTTGCAGCAGGAAGGCGCTCGGCTCAATGTATGGCTCGCTTTTATCCGGATATGTTTCAAATGTCCGCTTTATTCTCCACACTGTATCACCCAACTTGCACGGCAGGATGATGCACCGGCCTTCATTGTCGGCTGCCAACAGTTTTCTGATTTGTTCGGCTTTCGATGTGTCCTCCGCAAATGCGGATTCGATGATAGTCTTGGCGTTTGCCGCCTGTGCCGGTGTCATCCGTGTACCTAAATACTGCCGCAGCAACGGGCAATACGCTGCTGGAACGGCCGTACAGAACCCACCAACTCCCGTGCAGTTACCGTTGTCAGGGTGTCTGAATTCACATTGCAGGCAGTTTATATTTCCCATTGTTAGCCCTCCATCGCCCGCTCTGCCTCAATGCAGGTATAGTGGCGGCTGAAATAATTCCAATTTGTCACGCAGTCGCTTCCCGCATCGTCCGGCGTTGCGTCCTCATAATCAAAGTAGATGTTGATGCTCGTCCCAAATGGATCTATGCTGACGATTACTGCGGTTATTCGCACTGCTCGACCTTCCTCATCTGTCCAGCGCTCTCCCACCTTGCACGGCAGCACCACCACGCGCCCGTCCTTGTCTGCCTCGGCAAGCTCGCGGAGGCGGCTAGGCTCCACGCCCAGCGCCTGCGCTTTCCGCTCAATGCAATCATCCATTGTCCGCCCTCCTAAATCAGTAGAATGTGCTCTAGGCCCTCCTCAAGGTCACAGTTCTCGGCAAATCGTTTCGCATCGTCCTCCGTGTAAACGTTTGCCAAATCCTCACGCGCTTTTGCGATGCGATCACTTATGGTTTGAATCTCGGCATCCAATTCTGCAAGAATCGCAAACAGTTCAGCCTTTTTCTTTTCAATATCCATCCTTTATCCCCTCCAATGCTTTCTCCGCCACTTCGCGGGTGAGAAATACGGTCTTACCAAATCCGTTTAGCGCTACGCCATACTCCCGCCCTCTGGCGCCTATTGGCTCAAGGCCAATAAAGCCGATTTCATTGCCCATACCAATCCGCTTGACCTCGCACTCGCTTATATGCTTATCCGTGTCCATCAAGGCGAACACCCGCTGGCCCACCTTGCACGGCAGCACCACCACGCGCCCGTCCTTGTCTGCCTCGGCAAGCTCGCGGAGGCGGCTAGGCTCCACGCCCAGCGCCTGCGCTGCCAGATTTATCATCGTGTCCTCCGTAAGCGGCACCTTCTCCCGCAGCGTCGCGTTCTCGTCGGTCAGGCGCTCGATTGCGTTAGCTGCCGCAAACTCGATGTATTCCCGCCGGTTTTGGATTTCTCCGACCTTGCAGTTTTCGCACGCGTCGTCGTGTCCAAGCCCCTTCGCGCAGCACCGCAGCGCCTGCACGATTTCCTTGTTTTTCATGGTTTTCCTCTCCAATACTCATTAAATTTCTTTCCCGTAATAATCGGTCGGCACCATTCGCGCTGGAAACGTCGCCATTCCGGATCATACTTTCCGTCCTCTCCGCGAAACAGCATGGCATACGGCACAAATCCCGCTTGCATGGTCTGCATCAGGCGCTTTTCAGCATCCTCAAAGCTATCTCCGTCGTAGCCGCACAGCACATAGCAGCACATGGCGTGTCGTGCCGGGCGGAAACCGGCTGCCCGCAGTTTCCTGCCCATTTCGATGAGCGGTTCCAGATCGTCCTTTGTGTCATAGGCTGTATAAAGCCGTGCTGGGTTTACCTCGTGCAGCAAATCCGCCTGCCACTGCTGGAGCAGCGCCGGTTCCAGTCCGCCTGAGAATACTGCCGGGTGCTTCTGCCGCTTGAGCATGGCGCAGACAGCTCGGAAATGCTGCTCCGACGTGGCGAGGATGTTGTCGTCGAGGATATTCCAGCCGTCCACGATCGGCAGCTCTTTGATTTCTCCGTGTGCGCAGCGCGGCACGGAGCAAAACCAGCAATCCTTTGTGCAACCGCGCGAGGTGAAGATCATTCCGTCCCGCAGATACAGCCCTGGCGTAAAGTCTCCAATGCGATCATCAAACGCCGGGCCGCCGACCTCCACCGGAACTCCGAGGATCTGCCATGCGTAGTACAGATCTTCGGCCTTTTCGAGATCCCACGTAAACGTTACGGAGATATGTACCTCTATCACGCCCGCCTTGATGCAGTCGGCGATATTTTCGATTGTCGGCGGACCGAAGAACGCCAGCGCATCTGTCGGCGACATGGCCGTTTTACGCGGGAATACGCGGGCGATCATAGCGTGTCCTCCTCCATTCCTTCAAGAACCATTTGTCCCGGCAGCACGCCGTCCTCCAGACTCCAGTGCAGGACGTCTTCGCCGGTCTGCCAATCGCACGGCAGGCCGCGGCTGCGGCGCTCCTCGATCATCCGGCCATAAGCCCGGATGTAGGCATTCCGGTATCCGGGGTAGCGCGCGAGCTGCACCTTCCGGTGCTTGCCCGCCATCGGGCAATTGATGCAGCCCACGCGATCTTCGCCGCAGGCGTAAAGCGGATTCATACAGATCTTTTCTACTGCGCAGTAATCCCAGATGGATTCGGTCGGCCAATCGATAATCGGATTGACCGTTCGGGTCCCCTTGAGCTGGCAATTTTCTATCAGCATCCGGCTTTCGTCATTGTCGTTCATCAGTGTCAGCCGCTTGGATTTATCCCTGTGCAGGGCCTCCATGACGCCTCTGGACTTGCGCTTTTGCGATTCGGCCCAGCGGACGCCGGTCGCGATCCACCTGCCACGTCCGCTGGTCTCTTTGAGCGCCGCGCAGCAGTAGCGCCAAATGCGTGTCGGCGGCACCAGCTTCAGCGGGATTAGTCGCCACATGGTCATGTACGTCCCATCCGGCTGCTTGTGCTTATCGATATCGCACGGTACGCCCGCCAGCTCCAGCCTTCGGAATGTTTCCCGCACATGCCAGACGGTCTCCGGCGCATCAGCTGTCGTCAGCGAGTGCAGCACCTCATACGGGATTCCTGCCGCGCCCGCCAGATGCAGCAGCACGTCCGAGTCCTTGCCACCGGAGTAGGTAATCACCAGCGGCTGCTTGTACAAGCGCAAGCTCATCTCCGAGGCCATTTTCAGCCGCTCAATCGCTGTTTTCTCTAAGTCCATCAGTATCCCTCCAATTCAATCCGTATCATTGCGCTTCCGGAAACAGATCTGCTTCCCAAGCGCGAAAATGTCGGATTCGGCCACTTCATCCGACCAGCAGAATGGCAGGCCGAGTTCGTATGCCGTCATCGTTCCGAAGAAAGCACACTCCCGGCAGTCTGCCCAAGGTACTTGCTTCAGCAATTCCGGGACCCTGTAGATCTCGACATCCCGGATTTCTCTATCAATCATCAGCTTCTGTGTCTCATAGCGCTTTTTTATTCCATTCATGTTGCCTCTCCGATTGAAAGCTGGTTCTGCCGGTAGCATTGGAATAGCGTCTGACCCTTATCGTTGAGCATATACGGAAGGAAGATCTCATCCATCTGCACCATCTCGGATTCCAGAATCGCCATCTGCGCAGCTACCCAGTCCTTCACGATGCGCCAAGCGACACGCTCGGCCTGATCGCGGTCGCATTTGACTTTCTGCTTTGTAAGTACATTCCACACTGCGTCGACGTTTGCTGGCAATTTGACTCCGCGCGGGCCATTCGGTGTATCAATCAGGAAGGACAGTGCTGTGATATGCCCGTCATTGTCGTAATCCTGCATGATTTTCTTCGCACCATGTTTGACGAGCTGCCCCTGAATCTCACCAAGCGTCGCAAACACATCGACCTTCGTCGTGTAATTCATGATGGGCATGGTTTAATCCTCCCCGGCCGCAATCGGAAGTGGCATCCAGTGGGTGACATAATATCCGGTGAGTGGAGCATCTTCGATTCCCAGAAGAGCATTGGCAAGGACTTCACTTTCTTTATCTCTTCCGATGTGCCATATCTTTTGTTCGGTGTCAAAAACTGCGGGCGAAACGAGCTTCCTGTCATACGGTTCATCTGTGAATGGATTACTTACTGACTCCATGACAGTAACAGTGCAGCTCACCCACCCATATGCAGTTTTAGCCTTCGGAAGGTCGTCTTTGACACTGATCCACGCCGGCATGTGGTCCAGCAACTCGTTATATGCCGTTGTTAAGGCACCTAACGATTTGTCTAGTTCCGCATTATTAGCCGCAAGCCTCCCAATTTCATTGGCTGCAGCTACTGCCAGCGAGCCGCCATGCTGCCTAAGTTCCTGCAAAATCTTTTGTTGTGTCATTTTTCAGTTCCTTTCATCGACTGGTACAAGCCGCCATTCCCACCAGCCATGTTGCTGGCTCCGCTTACGGCTCAGATAGTATTTTCTGGACAGTTCCCAAAGTTTGTGGATGCACTGTGACCCGTACTCTTCGCACGGAACATCACCGTCGCATTTCTGGTACTGTTCACAGTCTGGGCAAACGAACGTCTGGCAGACGTCGGAGCAGGCATCTCGGAAGTCATCTTCTGTGATTCCTTCATCCGGGTCGATGTAGTCCGTCAGCCACGAAGATAGTTCGTCACATTCTGCGTGGGTTAGGAAATCGTAGATGCTGCCTTCGCATAAGTAGGTTGCCGCCAGATACTGTGCGCCCTTTTTGATTTCGTAGCCGCATAGGTTGCAGCGATGTGGTTTACGTGCCGTGCGTGTCACTGTTTTCAGATGCTCTATGCTCATTTCTTCTTCTCCCATTCCCATCCGCCAAACATAGTCATTTGCTCCATGTCCGGTTCCTTTGTCTGCGCCGACCTACGTTTTTCTGCCGGCCTGTATTCCCGTTCTGGGTTAAGAACGTCTATCGAGCAGAATTCAAAGTGTGGGCAGCGGTTCAGCCGCGTTATCTGACGGTCAACTCGAATTTCGTTTTTTGTCTCGCACCAGATCATGTCATCATCTTGCAAGAAGGCACGGGCGCAGTAGCGGCAGTATTGCTTCATGCTGTGCCCCGTCACTTGAAAATGACCATTGCGCTGTAATAAACAGAACCAAGTTGGTAGGCCGAGCACGAATATTGGATTTCGATGTTTTCTCCCTCGTGCAACTTGAGGAATTTGTTTAACGCATTTTCAAGACGTTCCGCATCTCTATAGGTGAAAATTTCAACTCTCATTTCTTCTCCTTTTTGTTCAGCAGATAATCGGCGCGAAGCGCCCGCGCAAATCCGGTATCCAGGGACTTCCCGTTGTGTGTCGGTGTCTTATCCAGCGCCGAGCGGCAGAGTTCCAAGCATCGCTCGCAGACTGCGTAACCGTATGCAGGAGGATTTTTGCCGCACTTCTTACAGAGTGAGACACCATCCATAAGGATTCTTGGTGTCGTTCCGTTTCGGTAGTGGGAAGCATTCGCGGCCCGGCGCTGCCTCGCTGCGCATTCTGAGCAGGTCCTATAACCTGGGCGCGGCTTTCGCTTTCCGCACAGCGTACACAAACCAGCAGCAGCACGTTTCTTTGCCGTCTCGGCCGCTTTGGCAGACTGTTTTGCAAGCCTTTCCTTCGACGGCCGGTAGTGGCTGGCGAAGGAGTCGTTAATGCAGTCCGGATATGGACATGTGAAGCAGTCGCTCCGTTTACATTTCATCTATTTTCACCCTTGGCATCACGGCGACGCACTTCCATAACGGGATGCCAGCAGGTTCTTTACTCCATACAGGGAATCGCATGATGGTAAGTCCCCGGCAGATGGGTTCTGGCACCGCGCATACATGTGCCTGAATTTCAATCTGCTCCGTGCCGTCGTCGTTCTTTGAGACGGATACCCAGTCCTCTGGAAGATCATCGTTCAATGTGCAGTCCATCGTCACCTCTGTTAAATCGCCATTGTTCAAGTCCGCGCTGGAATTGATCTCAGAAAAAACGATGGCAGTGAACTGCGACGCTATCTTACGTCCAGTCTGGATATCGTGGCAGTCAGGAACGTCCGACCATGCAAAGGCTCCAATGTGGTTCGGAAGCATGGTGTATTTCATGGCGTTGCCCCTCCATCCCACAAGAGCGGTTTCCCTTCAGCGTCGACCATCACGCAGATGCCGCCGGCACTACTCCGGACCGCGTACATCACGTTTGTTTCAGTATCGACATACACGTTAAACGGAGAGCCTTCATCCAGAATGACCCGTTGAAATCGTTGCTGACTGTGCTCCGCTACGGTTTCTGTTTTGGTGGCATTCTTATCACATTCACTTTTCACATCAAACGCAACCGAGACCACTAGCATTGCTATAATCAATATCACAAGCAGAGCGACTGTCCTTACGTAAATCTTCTCACTGAATTTCATGCAGATTCCTCCTGGTCGTAGATCGTTCCGCACCGATGAAGTTCATTCTGGTCGTATGCCGCAATGTTCACGGTAAACCGTCTGTCCGCGCAGTCACGGATGATAAACGCTGGGTCAACCGCATCAAACTCAACAGAGTACCGATGTGTAGAACTCTCGACGCTCAAGATGTCACCCTCGAAGATCTTCTCGCCATTTCTGTCAACAAGCCCGATGTACTGTCCGACAGTTTCCGGAATGACCTCTACCGCCGTATTGAACGGCTCTCCGTTGTCGATGAAGTATTTCCCATGGCACGGACGGCCGCTATTCTCTGCGCGCCCAATTAGGTAGCCATACACCCACTCGCCGCTTCCTACGGCTTTTCCACGAAACAGAATTTTTCTCAACTATGAATCCCCTCCTGTTAAATCATCCGACCTCTTCGCATTCGTCCATCCGGACGTTGACGCGCTTTCCATTTACGTTGATTACGTACCCAATCCTGTCTGGATTGCCCTGCCCTTTGTATCTCTCCGCCCGGTACTGCTTCCCAACAACCGGCCGGCACACCGGAAACAGGTCAATCACTTCCGTCACTTTTATGTCAACCATGTCATGAGGCAGTTTTCCGCGATTGTTCATGTCGTAGCTCTGACGCACGCGCCCATTCGCAATCCGCCATTTGGCTGCGCATGTATAAGAGCAGAAACTATGCGCCGCAGCTTTCTTACCCCGTTTCCTCGTAACAACCGTTCCGCAGTAGTCGCACGCAAAGGTGATCTTAGCCATCTGTCTTGGCTCCTTTCTCAAGCCTGTCAATCATATCGGCCGTACAATCGACGCCGCACATCAGAGTTCCGATCTCCCCCGTTGCCTCCAGCCCGCGCTCTTCAAACCAATCTTCAAGCTCCCATCTCAACTCATTCGCCCGCGCAGCCATGTCCGCAAGCTTATGCAGTTTATATCTGATTCCCAGCGGAATTTTCATCTACCCAGTTTCCTTTCCTGTGAAAAGATCTCAAACGACGTTCCCGTCTCGCCCACTTTGATTCGCCCCTTGCAGAAGATCCGTAGATATCCGCACGGCAAACAATCAATCGACCACGCCGGCAGCGCCATCTTCCGATAATCGCACGGCCCGAACCATTCTCCATGGCCTCCATTTCCCTCCAGCTCCAGCGTCTCCGAGCACCCGGACAACCGCACGACCGGTTCCTCTCCAATGCACCCCACAAAGTCCATCACGCCCCACCGGCTGAAGCAGTTATCGTCTCCATCGACCGGAATGATGACCAGACTATCGAACGCCGGACTCTTACTATTGAATCTCTCCCTGCGAGGGACCGCCTCGAAGTCTTCCTTCTTCATTTCTCGAATATCCATGCTATATTTCGCCTCCCTCTATTTTCAGCATACTCACCCCTCCAAACGATTTAGGTCATACGGTTTTACTTCGAATAGTTTTAAAAACTCCACGTTTCACACGAAACGCCGAACTTATAGTGCAGCTTCGCCGAACCGCAGCCGCTACCCACCTGCTACCCATCTCAAATATTTTTTCTTACCGTCCGTAGGACACCTGCTTCGTTGCCGTAAGGCAACCGCGCAAATTTTTATTTTTGGGGTATGCCCCTATTCGATTCCATTTTTTTGCCCCAGGTTTGGAAAATCCCCCCTCCCCCCCCTATGCTGCATATAAAAAGAAAGCGCCGGCCGAAGCCGACGTCGTATGATCTTCATTATGTGTCCGTGCAGGAGCCAGCCCCCTTCGGGGTTTTGACCCAAGGCAGGGATTGCAGGGGCTTTTTCTATTGATGAGCGGTTTTTCTTGGCTTGGGGTGTCGAGGTGTGGAACGCCTGGGCGGGAGGAAGTGCTATACCCTGTTCTGGAAATTGGGGCGCTCCTGGACTTGTAAAATGGGGGGTATCCTGCAAACCGTGGCGGGAATCCTGCATTTCTCGCCGGGTGTCGTTTCCTTTACTACCTGTAAAGGAAACGACAATGGGGTTATTTTGCAAGATTTCCGTCATAACTTGCAAGAATGCGCACTTTGGGCGGTCGTTTGTGTGACACGTCCGGCCCGGCGGGCTTGGTTGTCGGTCAGGGGCTGACGCGAGAACCGGCAGGGGCTGGGGCTTTGCCCGGAAGTTGCCGCCTGAACAGACGGACGCCGGGGACACTTCCCCCGCCCCTGTTGTGATGGGCTGCGAAGTGTCTCAATAGTGGAGTGGCCGCCCTGTTTGCATAGGTGCGGCTGTGCTAGTTGGTGGTAGGCTGTGCCGGGCTGGTAGGTGGTGCAGGTGGTAGAGCTAGACTAAACTAGAGTGTACTATAGAACGCCTGGGCAAACAACGCACGCGCACGCACGACGCGCGGGCACGCATACGCGACGCGGGCGCACGCGCGCGCGTATATAATATAGAGTGGCGGCGGGAGTATGTGCGTGGCGTGGTGAGGCTGTGCAGGGCTGTGGCGGGGTGATAGATAGGGCTGCGGGGCTCTGGTGACGTGCTAGGGGCTGCGCGTGCCCTGCGTAGGCGGTTAAGCCTGCGCAAGGTAGCGGGCGCGGATAGATTCAATATGGCGCTGTATGGTGCTCTTGCTGGTGCCAAGGGCTGCAGCAATGGTGCGGACGGTGTGCCCGTCGGCTAGTGCGCGGATGATACGCCGGTCGAGCTCGTCGACGGCTGCGGCCTCGATAGCGGCGCGGGTGATGGCTGAATCTTCGGGGCTGCTGATTGGGGCCGCGGTGACGCTGGGCAGCATATCAACTATACTCTGTGCGTTGTCGTCGCCGTCGTTGTTGTATCTGTTATCGGGGATTTGGCAGCAATTCGATGTGTGGCGGTACTCACTGCGGGCGATGACGTGCGCGGCTTGGGTGCAGGCGGCGTACAGGATATGGGACAGCGGGCGCGGCTCGTCGCTCTGCTCGTTGCGGGTGAGGGCGGGGGCGACGCGGGGCCATGCGTCAGCGGCGACGGTCTGCGCGTCGTCCGGGCATTTGATCCACGCGGTATCTGCTGCGCGTCCGGTTGCCTCGGCGCGGTGCTTGACGGTCCACGCCATGCGGATCAGGGCGATATATTGGGCTTCTCCGTCCATGTTGTCCCACTCGCGGCGGGCGCTCTGGGCGGCTCTGGCGGCCTCGTGGGCGGCTTTGAGGCAGACGGCAAACTGCGCGCGGCTGCGGGTTTCGGGGAACTCTGCGACGGTGGCGCGGATCTCGGCGGGCGTGTGCCACTGCGGGCGGCCCGTGGGACTAATGTTGATCGGTAAATTTTCAAGCATCTTTCATCCCTCCGTTTCTTCCTGTTCCTTGAGATATTCGCGCTGCGCGGCCATGTATGCGGCTTTCTGGGTATCGGTGAACCGGCAGGCGCTGAAAAGTTCGTTTGTATTGGTGTAGTCTTCCACGCCGTCGCAGTTTGCGAAGCAGCTGCACACGTCAAAATCAGCCTGCCAGTTGATCGCGTATTCATGATTGAACATTTCATAAAGAAACGCGCTTTTCCAGTAGTCGAATGATTCGGCGCTCTTGCGTTCGGCCTCGGTCAACGTCCGCAGAAGCTCCGCGCCATGCTGCACGAAATCGGCATCCCGATAATATGCCATGAATACGGGGCTATAAATCATTCCTGACGTATCCGGCGCGGGCCCGATGTGAAACGCTGAAACATACGGGCGGCGCATTGCGTAAAGGTTTCGAATATAGTATTCTTTGGCGCGTTTGTCCTCGTAACTGCTGACGGTTTCAAGTTCGGATTCTGTGAAAAGTTTCTCGTTCAGCGTCCGGCGGTAAATCTCGCGCAGTTCGTCGCGGCTCTTGCCTTTGTGGTGCAGTTCGTAGTCATTCGCATATCTGATATGCTGTCCCTCTGCGCAGACGCAAGCGGAGAAACCGAAATAGCCGCCGAAGTCCACGAAGTAAACCGTATGATCTTTGATTGTCTCGACTTCCTCGGCCATGTCGGCCAGATTGGCGGCGCTCATGTTCTCGATGTCCTTGATGGTGTATTTGTACTCTGTCATGGTGTAAGCTCCTTTCAGGCTGTCCCGGCGGCGTGTGCCGCCGGGTTGGTTGGTGGTTAGATGATGTACAGGGTGCCGTTGATCTCGGCGCTCACTGCTTCCTGCTGCATTTCGGCTTTGATCTGCTGGGCCAGCTGCAGGACGTCAGGCAGGTGCTCGCGTAGCTGTGCGGCGGTGCAGGCGGCGTAAACGATGGTCACGGCCTCGCGGACCAGTCCGGCGGACTCGCTGATCCAGTATCCAGCGCTCGGCTGGGCCGTCGCGCCGCCGAACATCTCGCAGAAACGGCTTGCGACGCGTTCAACCTGCGCGGCGTTGTCTGTGGGCTTGTCGGTGTCCGTGGTGCTGGGCACGTACAGGGCAACGCGCTGCGGGAGCGCCACGGCTCCGGCCTGCTTCATGATCTCGGCGGTGTCCTGCGCTTCCTGCGCGGGTGCTTCCTGCTCCTGCGGCGCGGGCGGCGCGTACTTGCTCATAGCCTGCGCAAGCTGGTTGATGTGCGCGGGGTGGATTTCTGCGGGCTGGTAGATGTTCTTTGCTTCCAGCTCGTCACGGGTCGCGGCGGTCTCGATGGTGGCGGCCCACTCGCGGGAGCTGGGCCAGATTCTGCCGTCCCACTCGCCGACGGTGTTCACGATTTCAGCGATTGCTTCGCGGGCGGTATCGTATCCGATCTGCTCCACGATAGCGGCGACGGTCTCGGCGGGGGTCCGGTCGCTGGTTTCGCTGTAGATGTTTACCACGGTTTTGATGTTCGCGCGGGTGGTCTTGATCTGCTCGCGGCGGGCGGTGATCTCGGTTGCATTCATTTTCATATTGGTTTCTCCTTTCCCTTGCGGGGCGTATGTGGTTGATTAAACTTTGATTCCGCGGGAGCAGATTGCTTTAAGTTCTGCCCGCGTCAGCTCGTTGTAAACTCCGTCGTAGTGGTCTCCGTTTTTGATGTAGCGATCTGGCAGCCGATGGATTAAGCACACAACTGTGTACAAGTCATTTGCTGAGATTAGATACATTCTCAATTCCTCTCCTTTCCCTTGCGGGGCGTTCGTTGTTTCATTTGATGGCTTTATTGTACTGTATGGTCTACCATATGTCAAATTTGGCAAAAAGTTCGGGTAAACCATATTTTTCAGTATGGTCTACCATATAATTTTCGGCAAAAGTTCCGATTTCTTTTGTTTTGGCTGTTTTTAAGGGTAAACCATACAAAATGCAAAAAAGTGCACAAAGGTAAACCATATATTTTGTACACTTTGCCAATGGTACAAACCGGCCTGCGCCGGTAGAATAAAAAGCAAGAAGCAAGAGAAAGCGAGGTTATACATTATATGTCCGTCAGAAACCCAAACAGCAAGAAGACCGACGCAGAGCGCAGAGCGCAGAACAAGTGGAGCGCGGCAAACAAAATCATATTGGCGGCCAAGGTTAGCACGGCGACGGGCGAGGCGTTCCGGGCGTGGTGCGCGGCGCGTGGTGTCACAGTTAACGCGGCGCTGGCGTCCTACGTCGCGGACTGCCTGCGGGGCGACGCGGACGGCGGCGCGGCTCCTGCGGCTGAGATCGTCCAGGCGGCGCAGCCTGGGCAGGCGGCAGGCGGTGAGGGTCTGACGCTTCCGGCGGATGTGGCGCGCCTTGCAAGTTTGGCGTCAAATCTTGCGGGAGATCCGGACGCGCTCACCTGGGCGCGCCGGGCGCTGGAAACTGCGGCGGCAGCCGAGTCCGACGCATTCGAGCGCATGCAAGCCGCTTTATCTGCGTTTGAAAAATCCAAGCCCTGAACAGACGGCCCCCGGAAATTCTGGGGACCTACCATCTGAACAGGAAGACCCGAAAACTCTGGGAGACTGACGGCCTGAACAGGGACACCGGGAAACTCCGGGGCTGATGGACGGACACCGATAAACTGAACAGAGCGCCCGGAAAACTTCGGGGTATAGCAGCGCTTGGCGAAAGCCGGGCGCTGCTTTTTCTTTTGCGTTCTCCGAAAATTTTTTGCCGATGGCCGGGACAAATTGAAAAATCGCGTAGATATAAAGATAGAAAGAGCCGCGCACGAAGCGCGGCCAATGAAAAGGAGCGAACAAAATGATTATTGATTTGATTCTCGACCGAGTAAACGGCAAGCCCTACGTCCCCGCCGACTTCTACCGCAGCGTTGCGGAGTATGGGACGGTCTTCCCGGAGATCGTCTTCCCCATCACGGCGGCGCTCGACGGCGGCGCAGAAGCCGACGTGCAGCGCGTCCTCTGTGAGTACATCGAGAGAAACGACTACAACCCGGAGCTGTGTGGCTACGTCCGCAGCGTGAAGTGGCTGGAGCCTGACACGCTACCGTTGAATCCGATCTGCATTGACTGCAAACGACGCGGCGCGACTTGCGACGGCACGACTTGCCAAGCGTGGACGGGCTGCATCTACCACGAATCAAATTGAGGCAAGCAAAGACGGCGCGGCGGGGTTCTCCCCTGCTACGCTGTTTTTTGTGCCTGCATATATGTGTATAAATATGCAAATCCGCATAAACGGGTAAAAATCAGCGTGAAACAGTAAGCAACCCGAACCAAGCGAACCAGATGAACCAGAAAAACCAAGGGAAATATTGAACCGGACAAAACCAAGAAAACTGATGGAATCAGGAATCGGGAAAAACCAAAAAACTAGCTGAATACCGAAACCAGCTAAACCGAGAAAACTAGTGGCTTCCGGAGTCGAAAATTTTTCTTAAAGTTCTGGGACAAATCAGAAAAAGCTGTAGAATTAAAGATAGAAAGAGTTCGTTGAAAAGGAGCGTTCACCATGGCAAAGGCGAAAAGTCGCGAGATCCCTTATCGTGTTTATAAAAAAATGTTCTCTGACTGCAACGCATATGACTACCAGAACGGCAAAATCACGGTTGACTTCCCTGTCGACTATCTGGAATCGAAGATGTACATACCGGACGGCTGGTACTCTGGTGCAAATTATGTTTCTAAACGGATTGGGCGCACAACCGCAGGCCGTGAGGTTTGGGCAGAGATCGCGGAGCATTCGGACGGCGGCTGCAAGTATTACGACGCCGTTGTGACGGTCGGGAACACGTTCTACGGCGGTTCTATGCGGACGCGGGACTTTATACGTTCTTTCGACGCCGCCATCGCGTGGGCAGTTGAAACCGCCGAAAGTTTTTTGAAATAAGCGCACACAATTACAGCGCCGGATGAAATTCCGGCGTTTTTCCTTTATCCAGTGCGGGACAAACGCCGATTTCCGGTAGAGGTAAAGGTAGAACATCAAAACTAATTTTGGAGGTATGAATATGAATAAACTGTATTTTGTGGAAACGAACGGCGGCTTCATGACAGTCGCAACAAGCGACGACGGACGCGCCTGCTACATGTGGCAGGACGGACGGGAGCAGAATTACCCGACACAAAATCCCGCGTGGAACGAATCCGTCAGAACCGAGCGGGAGCAGATCGCGCTTGCGTGGCTTCGTAGCATTGCGGAGGTGAACACGTTTGACGGTCTTTATGCCAACCTCGACGTGATAGAAAGCGGATACGTCGGAGTTTATACCGTGCAGGAGTTCCGAGAGGATCTCAAAAAAACCGGGGACAGAATCATTGCAAGCATCGAATTTTAAGAAAATATCCGGGGGACGTGAAAAATCCCCCGGATATTTTTTTGCCCGTCAGCGGGACAACCGCAAAAAACCGGTAGAACCGAAGATAGAAAGAAAAAACGGAGGTACTTACTCATGACTAACGCAGCAATCATTTTGGGCGAATCTATTCGCCTGATGAACGACGGCATTCTCAAAGGCACGGGCCGCTTCCTCGACGTGGTGAACGAAGACGGCAGCACCTCGAAGCTTGAACTTCCCGAAGAGATCCATACCTTCAACGCCTGGAAGCAGCGCGGTTTTATCGTCCGCAAGGGTGAGCACGCCGTCGCGTCCTTCCCCATTTGGAAGTACATTAACGGCAAGCGCAAAGAAGCCGAAGAACCGCTGGATGGCGACGACGAGGCGCGCGGCTACTGCCGACTGAAGCTTTCCCATTTCTTCACGGCGGCGCAGGTGCAGCCGCTGACCGCATGAGTCGATCTGCTGAAACGCTGGGCGAAATTCGCCCGGCGTTTTTCTGTTGTTCGCCTCTGCTGAATCAATTTCTTACCTACCTTAAAAGCAGAAAATTTCTTGATTTTCTGGGACAAATCCGTTTTTCCGGTAGAAGTATAAGTGTAAAGAAAAAACAAAAAACGGAGGCGCAAAAATGAAACACTATTACAAATCCAGCGGCCTGCAGATGTTCTTCACCGGCGCGGCCATCGCAGTCATGTTCATCATTATCCTGTGCGCGGACTCGCTCATCGAGTTCATTCTGTGAGAGGGGGCGGCACCATGGAATTCATCGCACACGTTGATACGAAAACCGTCTTCGGGACGTTTGAAGATCACGATCAGCACGCGCTCGCCTACTCGCAGGAAATCGCGGAAAGCCTTTTTTCGAACGGCATGAAGATTTTCAAGCCTAATGCGATCACACTTAGCGCGCTGAAAATGGTTTTCGCAGGTTCGACGATCTGTGTCTACCGAGAAATCGACGATATCCAGAATGGAACATTCCGGGTCAGATGCTACGATACAACAAACAGTTGGACTGAGAAAATCATGAGCCGAGCAGCCGTGAAGAAATTCTGTCTTGAGAAAATCCGCGCCGAGTTCGCGGAAACGGAAGCAACATAAACAGGAGGGCACGACCATGAAATATAGCGAGATCATCCGAAGCATCGATGAAGTTTTCAGCGACTTCTTCCATGATGAGACCACGACAAACGCACAGGCAGAAAAACTGCGCGAGTTGCAAGACCTGATTCACGAGCTGCGCATCAGTCAGGAGGAAACAGCATGAGAAGAAACCAGCACCGCAAAACCTTTGCTTTTTTCAATACGGAACAACAGGCGGCGGCATTCGTCGCCTCCCGCCGCAAGCAGCGCCGCAAGGCACACATGACGCCGTGGCAGTCCGCCGACGGCAGAGAAAACAAGTTTATCGTCTGGTATTACATCTGAGGGGGGCAAATCATGAAGGTATTCGTAGTGGTTCATCATTGGGACACGCCCGACAATGAGGGCGTGGAAGTCCTGGGCGTTTTTGAAAAGATCGAGAAAGCCCGCGCGAAGATCGTGGCCGGAGCCGGAGCCATCCGCGCGGCGTACGACGAAGACTTCTGGGATGAGGATATGACATGGGACGAACCATCGGAGATTCACTTAGGCAGAGACGAGAGGGGTTATTCAAACCCTGCCACGATTTACAGTTGGGAGATCGTCCAGCGGGAAGTTGAATAAAAAATACCGGCGCAGCGGTACAAATGTCGCTGTGCCGGTAGATATAGGTGTAAAGAAAACCAAGAAAACAGGAGGTTCACAAAATGAAAACCGCTGGATACTGGCCTTGCAGAAACGAGATCATCGCCGCGCACCTGTCCACCCCGCACAAATACGAGCCGTTCACGGAGCTTTTCGACGTGGACCAGCTCGACGCCATCCGCGACAAATACGGCGTGGACCTTTACCGCGAGTGCTACGCCGACGCGCTGCACGAAGTCATGGAAGCCGCCAACATCACAACATATCTCCGCGCTCTGGGCGTTGAGTGCAAGCCGATCTTCACCCCGGACGACTGCCACGTGAACTTTATCGCCGTGTTTTCCCTCGGCAACACGACCGCCAAGCGCATCAACGAGATTGCCAGCAGAGCCGATCTTTGCGTTCTGTTCCAATGTCCAATCCACTAACAAAAAACACAAAAATGAATGCAAGTGGGACAAAACCAGAAAAACCGTTAGAACCAAGACCAGAAACAAAACAGGAGGTATCCACCATGACCAGAAAGGAAAATTTTGAAACCATCGAGAAAACCGTCGAAGCGCAGATCGCTTCCGGAAATCCCCGTATGACCATCTGTGCGCAGAACGAATTCGGCGGCGTGTATTTTCTGCACGTCACCATGACGGGCGTGGAGATCAAGCCTTATGCGCAAAGTCTTCTGCTTCAGTTCAAAAAGCGCGGCGGGCGCACGACCTACGGAATGCGCGTCTACGGTGAGAAGCCCATCGCGATTTTCAGCGGCTGGCCGGAAACGACCTACAAGCAGCCGAAAAGCTTCTGGTGCTTTGATAAAAATCTGTTTTACGGACTTGTGGACGGATTCCCGCAGGAGCTGAAACTTGCGGAGGAATCGGAGCGCGTCCACCTCGCAGAAATCCAGGCGAAGGGAAAAATCTATAAGGTCGTAAGCATGAACCCGGACGACACGCGTCCGCGCATGATCGTTGAGACATTTGAAACCGTCGAACATCTGAAAAAAGCATTCGAGACCGCCGGAGAATTCCACAGCGTATCCTGCCGGGCCGAGCTGCAAGGCGCACCGAAGCTCAAGAATTTCTGTGGGCCGATGTACGATGGGGAGGACGATCAGGGCCGCGCTGTTATCCGGTACGAGTCGCAGGAAGCCTACGATATTTTGAGCATGTGAGCAGATAAATTTTTCATTGGGCGGGACAATCCGATTTCTCGTGTAGAAGTAAAAGTAGGAGGTGTTCGAAATGAAAGTGAACCAGTTTTTAATGAAATTCCAATATGCAGCAAGCACGATCAAGACCGTTATTCTCATTCCCTTCAAATGTGAAAGCGTGACGCTTTCGGCCTATGATCTCAAATATCCCATGAACCCATCGAGCGAGAAAGCCGAGTTTCTGGAAAAGACATTTTCCTCGTTTCTGATTGGAAACCAGACAATGCTCATCTACTGTAAGTGATGTTTCGCCTGACCTATCGGGCATACGGGGAGGAAGGACAGGCCATGAATAAAATCCGCCGCAAGAATTTGCAGGCTATCATTGACCAGTTAGAGGAGCTGAAAGGTGGCCTCGAAGACCTTCAGGCCGAGGAAGAAGAATACCGAGACAACATCCCGGAGAATATGCAGGAAAGCGAACGCTATGAAAAGGCCGACGAAGCCTGCGACAATCTTTCCAGCGCCGTGGACAGTCTGGAAGAAGCCATCAGCAGCATCGAAGCTGCTATCGAGTGAAAGGAGCCATCATGGAAGACAAAATCATCATCGACCGCATGGACGCGGAAGAATTTCTCGCAATGCTCATGGACGCTGCCAAGCAGGACAACCCGACCCAGTATTACAGCACCGCCCAGATTATTGAGAACATCGCCAGCGAGTTCAAGAACCTTTGCAAGCTGTAAAATGCCGCCTGACCTATCGGGCATACGGGGAGAAAGGTTTTACCATGAAAAAAATTATCGCTTTGTTTCTTGCCGTTATTACTGCCGCTGCCGTCCTCTGTGCAGCACATAAGCCGATCACCACATACGCGCACACGGCGCTTATCACGGCGCTGGATCATGATACTGACACCGTGACCGTCACCGACTACTCCGGTCTAACGTGGGCGTTCCAAGGCTGCGAAGACTACTGCGTCGACGATCTGGTTTCCCTCACCATGTCCGACAACGGAACCAAGGAAACTGTACTGGACGATGAAATCCTGTCCGCCACCTATGCAGGGTATCTCCCCTACTGGTACTTATACGGTGGTGACGGATATGCTGCGTTCCATGGTATTGGGAAGGTAGAAAAGTGATGGAACTATGGATCATTTGTCAGAGAACAGCCAGTTGTGACCCCCGAACGTCCTGCCCGGTCGCTATGGTTGAGATTGATTCAGAAAATCTTGACGTTCTGGAAAAATATCTCTTGAAGGTAAATGAGATTGCATTCAAAAAGGCCAGCTATAATAAGTGGTTCAAAAGCAGATGCAATCTTGAAACCCTACCATTTAGGATACTTCGAACGGCATAGAGAAAATCGCAGGGAAGCAAACGCTTCCCTGTTTTTTCTTTTTCTGCGGGACATTTTCTTTTCTCACAGTAGATATATAAGTGTAAATAAAAAGCCGCCCAGAGGTCACGAGGGCAGAAAGGACATAACATGGAAAGTCGCATCAGGATTAAGGCAACAATGCCGGAGATGTACACTTTTTTCAAGGAAGAAACAGGTGTGCGATTTATGGAAATCCACGATATGCGGTATTCGTCAGATGAAATCGACCACATGCAGGCAGCCGAACGCAGCAAAACCGTATTCGAATGGCGTGTAATTCTTCGGCATCCCGGAGAAAAAACGGCACTCCGCGGTACATTTACGATTCCCGGCATAAAGAAGAAGCTGGGAAAGTTGAAAGCGGAGTGCAAAGTTTTTTGATACTGCATCCGATGAACGATTGCGGAGAACTACTCGCTCTTTTCTTTTTTATATTTCTCGGGACAAATTGAGATTTTCAGTAGATATAAAACCAAGAGGACAAAACACTACAGAACATGGAGGAAATCAAAATGTATTACATTATCAACCGTGAAACAGACAAACTCGAACTTTACTTTTCGAAGGAAGAGTATCAGGCCATGCCGGACGAAACGAAGTCCGCGATCAGAAGCAACTTCCTTTTCTCACGTCGTGGCGGCTGCTGGGTAAGCCGTGCAAAGCGTCCGAACCTTTCTTATGTTGAGCGCATAGCAAAAGACCTTGGTGCGGAGTATCAGGGCAAGACCGGAGAAGAACTGACATTCGAGGAAAAGATGGAGCGGCAGGCAGACCGCGCAGCGGCCAGAGCGGAGCGCATGGACGCACGATCTGACGCAGCTGCGCAGCGCGGCGAAGCCCTGCAGAAGCCCGTCGAGAATATGCGCGGCGATATCGCGTTCTTCACGCAGCCGAACATCAACACGTCCGCAGGACGCGCGTTCACCCGGCAGCGCGAGCGCATGTTTGCGGCGTTCGACCGTGGATTCGAAGAGTTCAAAAAATCCGAGTATTACGCCCAGCGGGCAGAAATCGCACGCAGAACAGCAAATCTGGAAAATTCCAAGGATAAGGCATTCTGCGACCGTCGAGTGAAAGATGCACAGAAGAACATCAAGGCCATCCAGAAGAATCTCGACCACTACCATGCCATGCTGGAATGCGACGGAATGGGAGAACAGCAGAAGCGCTTCGATGGTACGCCTATCGAGCGTGCAGAGATCGAGCGCTGGATCGAAGACGAAGGAGATCGTCTGGAATCCGAGATTTCCCGCCTCTGCTATTATCAGTCCTGCATCGACGAGCTGGGTGGCGTGCAGTTCAGCAAAGAGAACATCAAGCCGGGCTACGTCGTGAAAATCAAACATTACAACGACTGCACCGTCCTGCGAACTGGCCCGAAGAACATTACCTATCGCACCCCGAACGGATTCAATCTGACTGCCGCATACGCCGAGATTCTGGAAATCGTTAAAACAGAGGAAACGATAAAGCCGACGCACCCGTTCAAGGTCGGCGAGGAATTCACCGTCAGCACCCTTCAGGCCGGTGCATGGATTCCGGACACGTGGGAGGTCATCAAAGCCACGGCTGCAACCGTCACGTTGAAAAACCAGGCTACCGGTAAGACCGTCAACAAAAAGCCGCGAATCGGTTGGACGAGCAGCGGAGAGAAATGGAAGATTTCAGTCGGTGAATACTCCACAGACATCTGCAAGGACATTGAAAAGTAAAAATATCTACCGGAGGCGGGACAAAGTTCTCGCTTCCGGTAGATACAAAAGCAGAACAGGAAAACCAAGAAAACTGGGAGGTACATAAAATGGGCTGGACTTGGCAGTGTGCGAAATTCTACGATAGAAAGGGCAACATCGACCGCAAAGCAGAGTGCGACGATCTGTACACATGGAACAATGAAGAAACCGGGGACAAATGCCGCGTTTTGAAGTCCGCAATGGTGGGCGCGACGTGGTACGGTGCTTGTGAGAGAACCAGACCCGGCCAGAATCCATACGTTTTCGCTGGCGTGTGCCTGACGAGCGTAGACAGCCGCGAATACTACAACTTTGGTTACAAGGACATGGATGAATCTATGGGGCCGTGTGAACGTGAGTGCCCGGTCTCCATCCTGAAACTGCTCTCCCCGTGCGATTACGAATGGGCGTTGGCATGGCGGGAGGATTGCCGAGACAATGCGGCGAAAAAAGCAGCTGCCAAGAAAGACCCGAACAGTCTGCAAAACCTGCCGCTGGGTGTAAAAATCACCACGCAGAAACGAGGAATCCCACTAGAACTGGAAAAAGCCATCATCCGTGGTCGCAAGCGTCCGGTCTGGGTAGACTGGTCTACAAGGACCTACTATCGTACTGAACAAGTACAGCGCGCTGGGTTTACCATAGCTTAAAATTTCCGTTAGACTCTGGAAAACATAGAAAAACCATGTTAGAATAAGAACAAAAACAGGAAGGAATCATTATGAACATTATCTCTGCATGGGGTAATCCCACAAATCCGGCTTATAATCCGTATGCTGCCAACAATGGTGGTGGCTATTGGCAGTATGTTGGGGGTATTGTGGCCGACATAGGTGGTCAGCTCGTCACCGTTGAAGTCGACGATATGTCCTGCGGTGATTTTGGAAGCCGCGTCTACGTCGATGTTCTCGCCGATGGGTTTACCTGGTACGTATGCATCGGAACGATGGACGATGCGTCCATTTATGCGGCAGAGGAAATCGATGCGATTTACACGTCTATTTCCGGTGTCCTTGGTGTCGACGCTGACACCCTCATCCGCGAGGCGATAGATGCTGCTAGTCTTTGCGCAAGGAGTATTGATACCGATGTTTTACAAACCCGGTGAGTACCGAATAAACCAAGAAAACGAATTTATTTCCGCCTCGACTGGATTGCCGCTGAAACCAGGCGATCTGGTGGCGCTGGAGGCTTTCTGTGACGCGAATGATATTTCGCCGATAAAATCCTATGGGAGGAAAATCGTTTCACAGAACCGCGAGGTAGTCGTTGTGAACGGTGTGAAGAAACTGTACAAGTCTGCCGTTGTTCAGATTTGAATCATCTTCGTGGCCTCACGAAATTGATTGCTATCAGGTCGCAAGTTGGTCACAGCATTCCGAGCAGCAATAAGCAAATAACATGCGAAACGCACGGAAAACACACGAAAAACACACGCAAGTTGTAAGCAAGTTGTAAGCAAGTTATACGCAAGTTACCATTTCCGCGAGGTCACGAAAATGGTTGAAAACCAAGAAAACCAGAGCCATCCACGTTCGGACGGTTCTGGTTTTTTGTTTGGAAATGCGGGACAAATACGGATCTTGCGTAGAAATACAAATAGAAATGTGTCACTTAAAAAAGCTGTACAGTATCTCCTTATCCGAGTTGTCTCGTTTAACCTCAACATGGATTACTCTTGGTTGAATCGAGGTAACTATTACGCGATATGTCATACCGACATCCATCTTCGGAGCATACACGGAAGTCCAATCTCCCGAAACATGGCCGACCGGCTCCCCAGCTTCCGTCTTTACAAGTATTGCATTCTTGTCAAAACTGTTGTTCGGTTCGCGTTCGAAAAAGAGTGTATCTCCGGTTGATAGCCTGTGCAGTGTCTCTTTGTTTGCACAGAATTTCATTCCTACAATGCTGACATCTTCTGATTCTATTTTTGTCTTGATATTATCCTCCCATTCCGGTATCTGCGGCGCATATCTAAGTCGCAAGGACTCGTACATGTCATAATCGACTGGCAGGATTGTGAATTCCGGGTGGTTTTTCTGCATGGCCGCCACTTTGTTTCTACTATCTGCATCCCAAAATCCCTTCACTTCAACAATGATATTATTTGGCAAAAAGAAATCGGGAACGTAGTATATATCATCGCCCATCGCATAGTATTCTCTCTCATAGTCGTAATGAATCCCAATTTTTCTGAAAATTCTAGCGACGTTTGCTTCCCAAGAGCTACGAACCATATGGTCGAGGTCCAACCGAAAACCTGATTTATACCGTGGTGCTTCTTCATTCCCATATCGCGCAGGAGCTGGTTTTATTACGCCACGTTCATCCACGACCTTGATAAAGGGCACACCGTTTTTTGTTAAAATCGTCGATGCTGTTTTCTTTGGAATCTCCGGACATGCGTATTTGCGGGCAAAGCAGTCATTTTCAACCTGCAGGAGATATGCCCAATTCTCCATTCCTGGGACGGGAAGAATCTCAGGCAGCTCTTCAAAATACTTCTTCAAGACAGCATTCACTACGCCCAAGAGTTCTTTCCGAAAACAAACATAATTATAGACTTTTGTTAAGTCGGTGATATAGGAAATAATATCTTTACTTTCCCATTCCGGTGATCCCCAAATCGTCCCCTTCACCGATAGTTCAAATTCATCATGTTCATTTCTGTATGCGCGGAAAATCTCTCGGTATTCATTGAAAAACCAATCGTCTTTTTCGCCTCTTCGTTGTATGTCAACATATCGGATAATTGCCATCTCGTCTGCATTTTGAACCACGTTCAAACACTTCACACCTTTTCTATCCAGCAGATCAAGATACTCTTCAAGCAGTTCATTCGGGACACGCTCTGTGTGCTCCCAGATATAATATTGCGCAGTTTTCAGCCCATAACTTGATTCAATACAGCGCGCCAGTGCTTCACCAATACTTTTTCTATCTTCCATAATACTTTCGTCTCCTTGGTGTTATAAGGGTGTTGACAAGTTGATAAAATGGTGATATTATATTTTCGAAAGGAGGACAGATAATGCCGAAGCCAAAAGACAATACAGAACGGGTCAATGTATTCTTTACCCCGGAAGTTCTGAGCAAAATTAAAGAAGAAGCTCAGAAACGAGGTATGACCGTCAGCGGATTTATTCGATACGCTATCCTAGAATATTTGAAATCCAGTTCTGAAAAATAAAATACCGCCGCGCTGGCAATCTTGGCGGGTCGCAGCGCAACGGTACGGACGAAATTAACGCGACTTCACGCGCAATCTCTGTATTTATTTATACATGAATTGTCCGCGGAAGTCAAGGCTTCGGCGGGATTTTTGCGTCCATTTTTAGGAATTCCAGAATAGTTCCAAGAACATCGACAAATCCATTGAATTTCAAACATTTTTCCTGAAAACGGTATGACCTAATTCATTTGGAGTCCGAATTATACTGAAATTAGAGGGGTATTCCCTACACAAACACGATTAAAGGAGACGAGCAAATGAATAGCTTGACGGAAATCAAAAGAGTTCCCTTCATGGGATGTGAGCTCATGGCCGCAAAGGCCGACGATGGAACCATCTATGCAGGTGTTAGCTATATCTGCAATGGGATGGGGATGAGCGAAGGACAAGTCAAGGCAGAGCGCGTGAGAATCCGCAATGATAGTGTCCTCTCAAAAGGGGGACGAAATTTCGTCCTCCCTTCCGGTGGCGGTTCACAGGAAACGCTTTGCCTCGAATTGGACTACCTTCCCCTATGGCTTGCAAAGATCAGTATTACGCCAACGATGAAGGCTGAGAATCCTCAGCTTGCCGAACGGTTGGTGCAGTACCAGTTGAAAGCCAAAGACGCTTTAGCTGCAGCTTTCCTTCCAAAACGTCCAGCAACGATGGCCGAGCAGCTGCTGGCCCAGGCGCAGCTCATGGTGGAGCAGGAACGCCGGCTCAAGGCTCTGGAAGTCAGCAACGCTGAAAACGCACGGGCGATGGAAACGGTCAAAGACGCAATCGACATCATGGTAGCACCGCCTGTAACGGCTGGCAACTGGCAGAGCCAGATGAACCGGAACGTCCGCGCATTCTGTATGCAGACTGGCCTCGACTTCCACAAGACGTTCCAGGAGCTCTATACGGAACTGGAAGTATCCGCCGGGGTCAAGCTTGGTGTCCGCGTCAAGTTCGCACGGAAGCGTCTGCGGGCCAACGGAGCAACACAGACCGAGATCGCGGCCGTCTCAAAACTCAGCATCGTCGCACAGGACAAGAAACTGCGCGAGATTTTCAACAACCTGTACAACCGTATGGTTGCCAGACGCACAATCAGCAAAACTAGCACGCAGAAACGTTAAAGGAGGCCATCGCATGGAGGAAGAAAAGAAAGCATTTTTGCTTTACCACGAGGGTATCGACGATATCCTCGCCCTTCCAAGGGAAAGCGCCGGTGCAGTCATTCAGGCGATTTACGTCTACGTGAACACCGGCGCACTGCCGAAAGACTTTACCCCGCTTGAAGAAATGGTTTTCCGGCATATGCGGCAAGGGATAGACCGCAATGCGGAGAAGTGGGAGCGCGAACGAAAGAAGCGGCAGGAAAGAGCCAGAAACGCGGCCAACGCCAAATGGAAGAAGTTCGCAGAGGAACACGGGACAACCACTGACGAACTGCAGCGCCTTATGGACACAGCTGCTAAAGCATGCAATAGCATGCAACCGCAGAATGAACCATGCTATAGCATACCAGAGCATAACAATGAATGCGCAAGCACACCAAAGCAGGATATTTTATGTCAAAGCATGCACGAGCAGATTAAGCATAACACAGAAAAAAATAATTCTGCTAATAAAGTAAATGTAAGTGTAAATGTACCTGTAAGTGTAAGTGGTAATGGTAGTGTACCTGTTAGTGGTAGTGTACCTGTAAGTGTCAATGATCCTGTACCTGTTAAAGAAGAAGTGGGAGTGGAAAAGGGAAAGGAAGAGGGTGCAGGGGGAAACCATTGGGAAGAACCGCGTCCTTCGCGTGCTGCGCCGATGTTGCGTATGAACGCCGTGATCGTACCTGACGAACCGCCGAAGTCGAAGGACGGCCCGGTTTTTGGAAGCGAAGAGTATATCCGGATATTCAACGAAGAGTCCGACCGGTTTGCTCTGCCGGGAGAGAAGCCGCGCTATTTTGCCGACCTGACCGGGCCAATGCTGGTCAACCTCGAACGCTGCGAGCAATCCAGGCTGCAGAGTGGCCGTCCGAAGGAACGGTCTTCCCTTGTGAGAGATGAACTGATCGCACATGGTTTTTGGTGAGAAGGAGGTTTTGCGCCATGAACAACAATGAAATTCAGAAGGAGTTGTCCCGTCTGACGAAGCGCTATGCAGATGTCGGGGCCACAGAAGAAAAAGTCCTTGAACTGTTCGAGGCAATGAAAATCCGTTTCGCTGGTCGAGGCGACGAAGCTGCCGTGCTGGGCGTCCGTATGTCGCTGGGCGAGCATTTCCACCGGGAGGAAATTTTCTCCCTCGATGATGTCTGCTGCATGGTCGCACGACCGAAAGAGGAAGTCATTGCACACATAATCGCGATGGGGCCAGAGGTCATGCGCAGGCACATTGTCACCATAGAGCCGTCGCCATATTTGGTCGAATACCTCAAGCGAAAGCACGAACGCGAAAACCGGCAGGACAGCCAGCAATGATGTTTCCAAAAAGTGCAGAACCCGTGGGACAAATTTGGATTTTGTGTAGAAACACAAATAGGGGCCACACCGCCAAGCCAATCTCAAAATTCTGATGATGAAAAGGAGAGGTATGAATGAATATTAAAGAAATCTATGAACGCACGCAGAATGTCGAAGGCTGGATTCTCGGCATTGATGGCAGCGCAAGCCCGGTGGATCTGAGCAATCCGGCAATCATGGCCGGTGTCGGGAAATTCCATGTGAAGACGATCTATCCGGAATTCGACGGCGGCAAAATCATCGTCGAGCTGGACGTTGCCACCACGGTTGAGACCGATTGAAAAATATTTTTTTCGGCTTCCTTTCGGCACTTCGGCTGCGACAACTCCAAATATTCTTCGACAAGTTCCGGATTTTCCTTCTCTTTTGGAGATATCTGAACTTCTTCGACAGTTTTTATATGACCTAAATCATTTGGAGGCATGAGTATGCTGAAAATAGAGGCAGGTAACAAACGAAGCCAAGCAAACAAACAACAACAGGAGGAAAAAGCAATGACAAAAACCGAATGCGCAGTCTATGATCTGCTCAAGGAAATCGGCGTACCGACTCACAAAAAAGGCTACGCCTACATTCAGGAGGCAGTCACCAACAAGTACGATGGCAAGTACGAAGACTTCTCCATCACCGGGCCGAAAGGCATCTATTGCGACGTCGCAAAGAAGTTCAGGACTGAGGCCAGCCGGGTGGAACGTGACATTAGATCGGCTATCGATTACGCGTTCAACTACGGAGATCCCAAAGTGCTGTACGGAATCTTCGGAAACTCCATCGCTCCCGGAAAGGGAAAGCCAACAAACGCCATGTTTATCTTCCAGTGCGCAAAGGAACTTGAGCGGCGAAAGTCGGCTTGACAGAAAATCCCCGCAGGCAGCGGGACAAATGCAAAAACTCGGTAGAACAAAAAGTGCAAAGCAAATGCAAAATCAAAATCAGAAAAGGAGATCAGCCACAATGAAGAAAGAAAAATGCGCCGCTCTGGTCTATGTCCCGGAGCTCACCCCGGAAGATGTTTTCAGCCACCTTGTGTGTCACCACGCAGACGTTGTACGCGCCAGAAACGCGCAGCGGGCCTACAAGCGCCAGGTTGAACGCAAACACCGCTGTATTGCCTCTATTGTGATCGTCGTGTCCTCGCTCGCTACGGCCGCCACGCTGCTCATCACGAGTGGTGCCATTCACTTCCTGTGATTGGAGGCCGCGCGTGTACAAGTTGTATGACAGTTATCCGGACTTCCCTGCCCTCGTCGGTACGTTTGATAGCGTCGACGAGGCACGGGAAGCCGCACGGAAGCTAGACGAAGCAACGGGCGGGAAATTCTTCCCGAGGCTCGTCAAGGATGGGAAGATCATTCAAAATTGGGGGTATTGAGGAATGACATATGCGACACTGGAAATCATCGCCTCTCTTCTTGGGAAGGAGAAGAACATCCGGGAAAAGGAATGCGAGCTCCTGCGTGAAAAGCTGAATGCTGCGCGCGACAAAGCGGAAGATGCGCCAGAAGATGAAGAACTCTCTCATGTAGCAGAGTTCGCCCGAGCATTGTATGAAAAGGCCAGAAAGAGGCTTCTCAACCATGAACGCGCTTATGAGGACTTCCTTGAGCATGATTTTCGATAGGAAATTTATTTGGAAGTGGGACAAATCCATTTTTTCGGTAGAAACATGGGTGTAAGACAAACCACCATACAGGAGGCCAAAAACAATGAAGAAAGTCAAGGAATTATGGAACGAGTTCGGCGATGTGCCGATGAACCCGGAAACGGAGTGCATTGAGGAAGCATGGAACGGGTTCCCGGCTGGAACAAATCGGGAGGAAATTTGGCACTGGTTCGAGGAAACGTTCGACGTTCGCGTCGCTGATCTGATGTACGGAGGTATCTGAAATGGGACAGTGTTCACAGATCTATGTCCGCGCGTCCGGGCAGCTCATCGTCGCAAACCACTATCAATGGAACTATGCCGAGCGAATGATTTCGCGTGCTAGATACGGCATTGAGTGCATCGATTCGGTCAAGGACTACAGCCACTGGATTTTTCTCCGCGACGTGAACGTCGAACATTTGCGCCGCATTTTGGACGTAAACTTCGACTTCAAGGACCACCAGATTTCGAGCAAGATCATTGAGGAATGGAAGGACCCATTCCAGAACGAATTGTTCAACGATTTCGTGTTCAACTGGCAAGACAATAACGCCGGTCAGCTGTTCATCGACTTCACGAAAGACGGGAAGATCTCTTATGCGTTCCGGAAGACGGAAGACATGACGTGCGAAAGCCCGATGTCTGCTGCCGAATACATGGAATGGGATCGTCGGAACTGGCTGGATTGCGAGTCCATGACGGAGGCCGCGAAAGCCACCTGCCGCCGCAACATTGCAGCTATCAATAAGATGGCCAGGCTTATGACCGCAGAGGAATTGAAAGAGTTTGTCCATCATGACTACGGGTACAAATCCGTTCAGGAGGCAGACTGACATGACCTTTAGAGATTTCTGTACAGGCTTCCGCGATTACTGGCCGAACTTCGTTGCAAAGCACTGGAACTTCTCACAGTGCAGAAACGGATACAGTGCCGGGTACACGCCGAAATATCCAGAAAAGACAGCAGCGGATTTCGACGTATTTTATAACACTTGCGACGGCTCATGGACACTCTACGCTGAAACAGCGTGCGTCCCGATTATAAGAAGGTTTGAATCCTTCGACAAACTTGCGAAGCAGGCTTGTGAACCCGCAAAATGCCCGTAAGTTCCCGCAAGATACCCGCAAAAAACGTAGATTTTCCGGGACAAATCCGGAATCCAGGTAGAACAGTAAATGTAAGCAATCACACAACAAAAATTATTATATGGAGGTAAAAACAATGGCAAAGGAAATTAAGGAAACCAAGGAAATCAGACGGTACATCAAGCTCACGTTTATCGAGCCGGTGCTGGGTACCTGGCCGAGCAACGAGAATGTTGCGCGTGACTTTATCGCGTCCAAGGCCCCGGACGCAAGCACGATTGAGGATGAGGTCGCAGCGGTCGGCGTAGATGCCGTCGCAGACAAGGCAATGACGATCTTCCCGCGTGTCGATGGTAAGCCCGTGTTCTATGATTATCAGATCAAGGGATTTTTCAAGGACACCTGCAGTGCCCTGGCTCGTGCGAAGTACACGAAGTCCAGCACACTGAAAGCGTATAAGAAGGTCATCGACGGTATGATCTTCCCCTTCCCCCGCACGATTCCCATTGATGTCCATGGTGAAATTGGAGAGTGTCAGCGTCCGCTTCGTGCGCAGACCGCACAGGGCGAGCGTGTGAGCCTCGCGAACTCCGAGGAAATCCCGGCCAAAAGCACGATCAAGTTCGGCGTGACACTCGCAGATCCTGCGCACGAGGCGTTGCTGAAAGAATGGCTGGACAATGGATTCTTCCGTGGCCTCGGTCAGTGGCGGAATTCTGGCAAGGGTCGCTTCGTCTACAAGATGCTCGATGAGGAAGGCAACAACCTCGGCGGAACGGAAGAGAAATTCGGCTACATGATGCAGGAGGCGAACTTCTTCCCGGAGGAAAAGGCGGGCTGATAGGCCCGCCGAACGGGGCAATGGAAATGCGTCGCCCGGCCCAGCCTGGATTGGCATCGCAAAGGAGCAGCACTGCTCAGCGAAGCTCAGCGCAGCAAAGGAAAAGCGAGGTAGCGCAAGGCGTAGCAACGGAGAGGTGGAGCGCCGCACAGTCAAGAACTGCATAGGCCCGGCTGAATTCTGTTTTGGGACGTGAAGATCAGCGAAGGCTTCGCGGGGCGATGCGTATCTCAGCAACGCAAAGGAAAAGCGGAGACTGGCGTAGCGCTGAAATGGAGCGGCTGGGAGATGTTTCGCATAGTGAAGGCGAAGTATTGAGAAGCAGTGACCAGGAAACAGCCCACAAGCCCCTGCCTTTAGGCATGGTGATAGTCTAAACATACGGTAGGGCGGGACACGCCCGAACCTATACGCTCGGGGAGACTATGTAAGACGCCACTACGGTGCAACGGTCGCTGAACTGAGAATCCCTCGGCTTTAGCCGTGGGGAGTGTCAAACGCGATGGCTGGGCATCGAAATGAGTCGCCTCGATGCGCCCGGAAAAGCAACGGCACGGTTGGGTTAAGCAATGCGTAGCGGAGGCAGCGTAAGGTCACGCTATGTATGGCAAAGGAATGGAAAAGCAGCGCAAGGAATGCAAGGGCAATGCTTTGGATTGAGATGAATCGAAGCGCGATGGACTGGCATGGAGCCGTGCAGCAAAGGCTCTGAGAGGATTAGCTTTGGGACGTGAAGCAATGGCGATGCACCGAGAAGCCGGGAGAGGCCAAGGAACGCAATGGTTCTGCACTGCTTTGAATCGCAACGGCGTCACATGGCATGGAAACACTTGGCGAAGCAAAGGCAAGGCGGAGAGTAGCTACCTACTGCTGAGGAATGCAAAGGATTAGTTGAGAAGCGAGTAGCCACGCAAAGGCAAAGCTGTGTTATGTAAAGCGAAGCAGAGGCACAGCGTATAGCGTGGCCGGGCGCTGCAAGGGAAAGGCGACGTGTCGAGGGGCGATGCATTGGAATGGAATTGAATGGAATTGCATGGTGTGGCACTGCAGGGGCATGGAACCGCGAGGCGACGCACGGGTTCGCAAAGGGAAAGCGGTGCAAATCGAAGTGCGGAGCGGCAACGAAAACGTAAAGGAATTCCACGCAGTGTGATGGATAAGGATTGCATGGGAACGCTCTGAAACGCGAAGGTGAGGCGTGACCTGGCAAGGAGATGAGCCGCGCCGATATGCAAAGGCAGGGATGGGTAATGCCAAGAAATGCAACGGATGAGCAAGGATAGGCACAGGGCAGCGATGTCTGGCAATGGAAAAGCGATGCCCGGTAACGTGACGCGCGGCCTCGCCTGGGGCAGCAAAGGCAAAGGAGGATCATATGGAAATCACGAAGGATATTCGGAAGCAATTGGACGAATTGCGTGTAACGGGCTTGGCCCGATACGCTGCAATGAAAGAAGCGAAGCAGGCATATGAAGACGCAAAGGCGCGCGAGCGAGCGGCGTATGAATATGCCGCAAGCCACGGCGAGTTCTACACCGAAGATGGCAAGCGTGTCACCGGAGAAAAGGACGCATTTCTGATGGACGAGTCGAAGTTCATCAATGAGTTTGTCCCTTTGATTTCGCAAGGGTACAAGGAACTCTTCGGCTTGGAATATCCCGTTGGATACACGCCGGTTTTCGAGCAGTACCAAGACCCGTACATCTGCGCTCGGAGAGAATATTGGAAGATTGCAACAGATTTCCTGCGCATTTCCGGGAAAGAAGACTACGCAAAGAAAGTCGAATCTGCGTTAGAAAATTATTTGTACCCGACATACGTTGAACAACTCGAAAAAATCAACCAGAAATTTCTTGGTGTCGAATAAAGTTCCGGATTTGTTCTGGTTCTCGGAGTTTCAAGAATGTTTCGAACCAAAACGATATGACTTAAATCATTTGGAGGCCCGAGTAAAATAAAAAGTGTAAGGGGGATTTCAAGTGGCATTCCCAAATGGATATGAAAAGTTCCGCGAAGCGATGATTGCTTACGAAGACAACCTGAGAGCGATCGGACGCGCAGAAACAACCATCGAAAACGAAGAGCGGATTTTCAAATACTTCTCCGGCTTCATGCTGGAAAATGGCCGGTGGGACAAGCGCGAAGAGAGTTTCATAGACATTCAGGCGTGGCGAGACCAGCTGCGGCGTGACGGGAAAAAGCCGTCGACAATTAAGCAGTATCTGAAAGTTCTGAGCAGCTTCTACAAGTTCGCCTCTTCCGCGCAGCTCGGAGACAAGCGCTGGTACGATCAGAATCCCGTTGGTGCCCTACTTTTGCCGGACACCAAAAAGCGGGACAAGCGCCCGTATGACGAACTTCTCACAGACGAGCAAGTTCTTCTCCTGTGGCGGAACAATCCTCCGCAAAAGCTCAGACGGCCAGAATATTGGGAGCGGAATTACGCCATCGTCGTTCTGCTACTGACTACAGAGATCCGCAACAGGGAGCTTCTGTCGCTCACGCCGAGCGACCTGGACTGGGAAAACTCAGAGCTGATCGTCGAGCATGGCAAGGGTGATAAATACAGGTCCGTGGACTTCCCTCTCCTCGCGCAAACCGCCATGCGGATTTATCTGAATAGTGGAATCCGGCCAGAGACTGCAGGCGACCATGACCCGCTCTTTGGGACAGAGGCAACCAGAGACTTTCAGGGAGCCAACAAAGGCGCGGAGTGGCACGCAGGGACGCGCCAGTGGCTCTCAAACGTGGTCCGGCGTCATGTGAAATCCGTAACCGGTGTAGATGACATCCGCTCCCACGACCTGCGGCACGTCGGCGCGCGGCTCGACCTGAACAGCGGAATGAGCATTGAGGAACTGCAGTCCAAACTCGGGCATGAGTCAGTTTCAACGACACAGATCTATTCCGGCAAACTCACCAGCCGCAAGAAGCGGCGCATGACAAAGATAGTGCTGGAAGAAAAAGACCGTCAAGCTCAAAGAAATATCGAACGTTTGGAGGTTAACGGAGATAATTTTTTCGGGCAGCTCCGGTTGAAGCAATTCCAGCAGCCGGAGACAGCGTAGGCAAAACCAAGAAAACGAACAGTCAGAAGGCCAGCGGTAAAAACCAAGAAAACTAAAACTCGCCGGGTTCCGTTCAACCCGGTACACGATGGGAGCAGGTGCGCGGGATAGCTCACGACCATACCGTATCGGTTCGAATCCGATTCCCACCACCAGCCGCAGTTTTTTCATTTGTTTTCCTGCGGCACGGCATATGGCCTCCTTTCTGATAAAGAAAAGCGTCACCCACGTAAGCGCAGGCGCTCGCCGGAATATTTCGGAGATTCCGGTGCTCTGATCCGGGAAGATCAGCTGTGGGTTTCGGTCAAGAGCGCGCCCGAAGCCGTGTAAAACGGGGTGCAGCACCCAGCATTGGTGTAGCGGTAGCACATCAGTCTTCCAAACTGAGAGCGCGAGTTCGAGTCTCGTATGCTGGTCCATGCGGTAGAGTGTAGCGCAAAGAAATTTCACAAGAAGTAGCGAGGATAGGCCGTCCACCGGATTTGCAACCGGTGTGCCCGAAAAATTACACTCGCTGAAGGTAGCTATGGACTGTATCATTTCTTCGGTCATGCGCGGCCGAGCACTCTATCGCAACCACATGGGTATTGCGGCGGGCCCAGGGAAAGTTTTGAAGTTCCAAAGGCTTGGTGAAACGATATATCCGGCCAACCGCTCGGCCTGTAGGTAGTGCAAGTACGACAGGGCGCAGAATTACAGTAGCTGGCTCCGGCTTAATGGTGAAAGCAAACGGATGCGACCGATGCACCGGCGCAGGGCTGAAAAGTTCCGTGGTCAATTCCCTCTTGGCTTCCACACGGCTCGCTGTGAGGCGTGAAAGATGGAAGAAAAACTGGCGTGGCGACGCAGACCAACGGCGCAATGCCGCGTCTAGGCGTTGAGTAATGGCGGCTCTGGGGCCAAGAGTGATTGGCTGTGACAAAATGGAGGAAACTTATGAACGGAGAAATAATTCCTGTTGTTCTTCTTGGAAGTCTCTTCTTTGTACTTCCACTTGTCCTTTATGTGGAATGCGAAATCAATTGTGATGTTTTCGGTGACGAGCACGACGGCCATGCACACCTGACTTTTGAAGAATTCTACGCTTACTATCTCATTTCCCCAAACAAATGGGATATCGATCTGGATTCGCTGTATTACAACAGAGGGGAAGATTTCATCCGGAAAAAGGTCACGTTTCTTCGTGTCAGAGACGTCATTCGATACAGAAGGTTTGCAAAAAGACGCCACGATCAATGTCTTTGTGAATACTCTGATATTTCAAAACTTGCCATCATAAAGGGCATGAGTGAAGATGCCGGAAAACTGCAAGAGTCCGCATTGAATGATATCGAAGAAGCAGCAAGAAGGTACATAGAAATCGTCCGTAGATGTGTAGAGGCTGACCAAAGATGAGTGATAATGGCACAGCGTACTGCATCAGGTGCGGGAAGAAGACAGAGTATTCGATAAAGCTTCAGCGCGTGAGAGTGAATGTTTGTGGGGTGCGTTTCAGCTATATTGAGAAGGCCCCCCTGCTGCACGAACTGTGGAGAAAGCGTCTACATCTCGGAAGTCGAAGATCAGAATGTTGATGCCAGAACGCTCGAATTCAACAAAGCGAGGGAAAAACTCAGACACAAGATAGATTCAAACGGAGGTAAATCATGAGTCTTAATATTCGTTACTTAACCAACGGCACAAAAAACGTCTACGTTGTTATCGACAGTCGCCCGATTACTGTCAACTGCTACGAAACGCGGGATGAGATTCCGGTTCAGATCCGGCACTATGCGCCCGAAGGAGAGCCGATGTTTGTCGGTCCTGACGGAGCGCGGCTTCTTTTCGCAATGAAGGCGCTGTATCCAGAGCTGATGTGCGAATACTGCGGAAAGCCCGGATATTCAGGTGCTGTTTGCATATTTGAATCGTGCGTCGAGCCGTGGAAAACGTGCAAGTACAGGTACACGGGGTCAGGAGCATGAACGATATCAGGTCGGTTGATTTCGGCGACGCGCAGATTAAATCGTTCCTGTTTGAGGTGTACAGTGCAGGCTTTGGGGCCGGATATTCCCGATGTACAGACATACACAATGGTTTCAACACATGGTATCGTGATGTAATTCAGAAAGACAATCTGCCGGTCTATGCGGCACTTGACAGTACCGACAAGGACGTGCGGGATGCGATGGATAGCGTCCTCTGTATCAATCAGATTCTGTATTCGGGCCGCTATGAGTCCATCCGGTCGCAGCTTGAATTTGCAGAAAAAGTATTGAAAGATTTCATCGCCGAAAGGTGTTGAGATACCATCCGAGTTTGGCTAGTTCGCACAAGCGTTCCGCTGTGTAGAAAATCGGAACCCATGAAAGTCCTCGTTGCGCTGGTACGCCAAACACAACAGCGCGGGCAAAAATCGTTGGTGAATATCGCGCGTAACACGCAACGTTGACTGCTGTTCAATAATTCGGGAAACAGACAAAGAGCAGGCTTGGTTAAAGGCTCATGGTGCAGTGACCAGGAAACAGCCCACAAGCCCCTGCCTTTAGGCATGGGGTAAAGGGCTGCAAGTCTACTTATTGTTGGAGATGAAACATGGAATATTCCTACAAATTTAGGCTGTGCCCAAATGCGGCTCAGAGAAACTTAATACAGCGCACTTTCGGCTGTGCTCGATTTGTGTATAACCACTTTCTTTCTGAACGCATTGCGCAGTATCGAGAAACTGGGAAATCTCCTACACGATTTCAGCAGGATAAGGAACTCACTGTACTCAAGCAGAAACTCGAATGGCTGCAAGAACCAGATAAATGCGCGTTGCAAAATGCTGTGCGGAATTTAGACACCGCATATAAGAACTTTTTTCGCCGAGTAAAGAACGGCGAGAAGCCCGGTTTTCCAAAGTTCAAAAGCAAGCGCGACCATAGACAGAGTTACACGACGAATTGCAACATCAAGCTTTTTGAGAATGCCGTCCAGTTACCGAAACTAGGTCGTGTTAAATGCCGTGTTTCAACGGAAGTCAAAGGCCACATTTTATCGGCCATGATATCGCAGAATCCGAGCGGCAAATACTTCGTATCGCTCTGCTGCACTGATGTTGAGATTGAGCCGTTGCCGAAGACCGGCGGTGTCATCGGCGTTGATATGGGGCTGAAAGCATTTGCAATCACGTCCGATGGAATAGAATATCCAAATCCACGTTATCTAGCCAAGAACCATAAGAAACTTGCCCGATTGCAACGGCAGTTCTCCCGAAAATCAAAGGGGAGCAACCGGCGTGAGAAAGCGAGGGTTCAGGTTGCGCGGCTGCATGAGCATATCGCAAACCAGCGCAGCGACATGATGCACAAACTGTCAACGCAACTAATCCGGGAGAACGATGTAGTCTGCATCGAAGACTTAGCACCGAAGAACATGGTCAAGAACCATCGCCTTGCGAAGTCTATCAGAGACGCATCGTGGGGTGAATTCAGGCGGCAGCTAGAGTACAAAGCCGCGTGGTATGGGAAGAAAGTCATAGAGATAGACCGTTTCTTCCCATCCAGTCAGCTATGCTCCTGCTGCGGGTATCGGAATACCGATACGAAGAATCTGGCCGTGCGTGAATGGACGTGCCCTGAATGTGGGACACACCATGACCGGGATATCAACGCCGCAAAAAATATTCTAAGTGAGGGATTGCGACTACTGGCCTAGCCTAAACACGCGGTAGGGCGGGACACGCCCGAACCTATACGATCGGGGAGACTATGTAAGACGCCACTACGGTGCAACGGTCGCTGAACTGAGAATCCCCCGGCTTTAGCCGTGGGGAGTGTCAAGAAACCAATTCCGCGCAACATAGGGTAACGGTCATCCTTGGAGGTGCAGCGGGGTTTGAGTCCCCAAACGGTCAGGTTCGACTCCTGATCGTGCTCTGCCGCCAATATGGAGCCGTAGCGCAGTTGGTAGCGCGCCTGATCTGGGATCAGGAGGCCACCAGTTCGAGTCTGGTCGGTTCCACCAGTTGCCGGGTCGCGCCCGGCTGATGTGGGCGGTTCCCGTCTCACCCCACAAAGAATGACAATGCCCGCTGAAAACTGCACGGTAGGTGGATCGAGGTTCGAGAGAACGTAGAGCCCACAACGTAATGGTTCCGGGAAGATTTCCGTGATGTGAGAATCTAAGCGAGAAGACGGTCAAAATGGATGCGTGGCCGAATGGAAAAGGCAGCAAGGGTATGCGGTGCAGGAAAGCGCGACACACTCAAACCTATTGGGGTTGAAGTAGCTACCTCGGACGGGAACAAAGCTCGTCGCATACTGCCTGCACCATGCGGGGTTCAAATCCCCGCCGCATCCACCAAAGCGCCCTCTTGTGGGTTTCGTGGCGCTTTCTACAAGTATAATAAACCCTCCGAGGCCACTGCGTAAGTGTGGCAACACGCGGCATTTGGTAAAGGGCAGCGACGAGCAACTGGCCCGAGGCAGTTCGATTCTGCCGAGCCGCACCAGCGAAGTCTGCAAATCTGCATGGTTAGTATCAGCTGCTACGGCCGATGTAGAGAAAACGCCGTTTAAATGACGCAGATAAGGCGCTTCGCACCATGCCCGCCATCGGATGACTTCCCCCGATGGAATGAAACCTCCGCATCTGGCAGCGGTGTCGTCGGGTTGATATAGCCGATAGCGAAGTTTGGGAGTAAACAAGCGAAATGGGAACTCCCCACTCAGATCGTCCATCATGAGGATAACAAGGTGGAGACTTTAAGGAATCATCAAATCATGCTTTAAGCGGAAATGCCGCTTACTCGACCGGGGCCTGCTCTGGTCAAGGTTACAGGTTGGTTCGGCGGGACGCCGCTGCATGAGCCTGCATACAGGGGTATCGCCAAGCGGTCTAAGGCATGGGACTTTGACTCTCAGATTCGCAGGTTCAAATCCTGCTATCCCTGCCAGCCGCCCGTTGGGGTTCTCCGCGCGAGATCATAACAAGGTGGATTCATAACGCTGCACAGCAGGCCCGCCGCTGGCCGGCATTGGGCATACCGCAGGACCACCGGCTAAAGACGCTGTACCCGCAGTGTCCAAGGAGAACGAGGCACAATGCAGCTATATGGGCCAGAAAGCGGGATAGTCGCCACGCTGCAATATATGATGGTGCCGCATTCACAGGAATACTGTGTTGCGAAACGGCTAAGTGGAGTTTGATGAACAGCCATCATATCCCCTGCGCTTGATGCGTGGGATGCCGGAACAAACAGAATATAGTGGTTGAAACCCACCGGGGCGAGGTAACACTCGTGCCGACAGCGCAGTAAAAGTCGTTTGCGTGTTTCGGCCAAAAAGGTAAAGGTCAAGCGGATATAGACCTTCGTAGAGACGGCACAAGTCCATTCTGGAACGTCCCGTTCAGCTTGCCGGGAAAGACTCACTAGTGGTCGAACTGGATGAATCCGCACTTGTTCGTAATGCTTGGGGCGAACTGAAATCCGCCAAGCTAGGCAGCACCTTTGGGAACGCTTTAAGGGCCGCTGATACGTAAGCGCCGGTGCGCAATCACCTGATTTGCCGTTGGTCTGTGCACAAGACCTCACGGCCGGTACGTCAAGCCGGAATCGATGGGCCGTTAGCTCAACGGTAGAGCAAGCCGCTCATAACGGCTCGGTCGTAGGCTCGACACCTACACGGCCCACCATTCATTCTTGAGAAAGGAGGATTACACATGAACAAGGAAGAACTCGTTCAGGCAGTTGCCAGCAAGACCAACATGCCGAAGACCGCCAGTTTGGAGGCCATCGATGCCGTTTTCGCAGCAATCGAAGAATCTCTCATTGCGCACGAAGATGTCACTATCGCTGGTTTCGGCAAGTTCACTGCGAAGTACCAGAAGGCCAGAACCGCGAGAAACCCGGTCACGGGTGGAACGGTCGACGTTCCGGCAAAATTCTCGGTCAAGTTCTCGGCAAGCAGCGTGCTGAAAAAAGCAGTTGCAAAGTGAATCATGGGGCTATTTTGCCCCTCTACATATTAAAATCACAGAAAGGATACAATTTCATGCTAGATATCAAAATCCATCGCGGCGATATTTTCTGGATTCGTCAGGACTATAGTGCCGTTGGCTCCGAGCAAAAAAAGAATCGTCCGGCGATCATTGTCAGCAACGACAAAAATAATACATATTCCGAAACTGTAGAGATTGTTTATCTCACAACCGCTGAGAAAAAGCCCATGCCAACACACGTTGCTATCGAAACGATGGGCAAGCAGTCTACTGCACTTTGCGAGGCCATCTACACAATCGATAAGGGACGCTTGGAGAACTACTACTGTACATTAACGACCGAGGAAATGAAACTCGTTGACCAGGCTGTTCTCGTCTTCTTGGGGCTTACGGCCCCCCCTATTTGTACCGTAGCCGCATCACAAGAGCCAGAACCCGAAAAGGTCTGTGTTCCGATCAACCCGCCATTTGGTTTGGAAGACGCACTCCGCGCAACGCAGAAGGAACGCGATACACTGCTTGCGCAGAAGGAGATCTACGAGAAAATCTGTGCCGCCGCACTGCCGCGTTGGCCGAAGGAGGTTGAGTTGGGCGCATGATTTATCTTGACCACGCAGCTACTTCTCCTGCGCTTCAATGCGCGAAGGTCGCCTTCAACGCGGTTTCAGCAACAATATGGGGAAATCCGAACTCTCTGCACTCCTTCGGGCAGGACGCCAGAAAGATGCTGGAATCCTCCAGAGAGACTGTGGCGCGGTGCTTGGGGTGTGAGCCGGAACAGGTGTTCTTCGTTTCCTCTGCAACAGAAGCTTGCAGGATTGCAATCACGAGAATGACGGAATCATGCAAAAAGGTCCATGTAACGAAAGTAGAACATGCAGCCGTAACCAGCATGACAGACCGCAAGGTATATAGTGACCGCCGGAACGATAATCGTGGTTTTGTGCATATCCACACTAACAACGAAACTGGCGAAATATACGATTTGAAAAGTGCTTTTTCAGGGTATGATTTGACGTTCTCTGACTGTACTGCAGCTATGGGGAAACAAAAAATCAATTTCCGTGAAAGTGGCATAAACTTCATATGCGGATCAGGGCATAAGATCGGCGCTCCGGTTGGAATTGGTGTTCTGATTGCAAAGAACCCAGCGGACATCACTGAACGTTTCCATTTTGGCACACCATCTGTTCCCCTTGCTGCCGCATTTGCATCGGCATTGGAGTTCCGCACCAAAGAGATAGATTTGTTTGCTGGCGTAACAGAATTCTTGCATGACCGCCTGATTGATGGTATCATGAATGAAATACCAGACGCGCAGTTCAACGGTTGTCCGTGCTTCAGGCATCAGATGGAGCAATCTCCGTACATTGCAAACATCTCTTTCCCAGGCATCGAAAACCACGCGCTTGTCCTGCGGCTTGCCACTGATGGCCTGATGGTTTCTTCCGGCGCGGCGTGTTCCAGCGGTGACAATGAGCCATCTCGCGTGCTTCTTGCTTCCGGGTATTCTGAGGAACGTGCGCGGTCAGCTATCCGTTTCAGTTTCGATTACAAACTTGATTTCGATGCAAACGATATGGGCAACAACTACGGGTTGAACCTCGAACGCGATGCAAGAATCATCGACGGGGCCGTGAAGATCGTGGCACAGAATGTGCGGGAAATGAGGGGTATATAATATGCCGCGCAAAAAGCTCAATTACACAGACAACTATTACAAGCCATTCCCCACTCGTCTTCGTAGGCTCATGCGTGGGGACGCAGGGAAAATCAACAGAACTGTATCGCAGCAAGAATTAGCGGATTATCTCTGTCTGAAGGCAAGACAGTCTGTATCTGCATACTGTGACGGTTCTGGGCAGCCCAGTTGGGAGAATATCGCAAAAATCGCAGAATACTTCAGCGTATCTACGGACTGGATGCTAGGTGTAACAAATATTGAAAGTGTTGAGCAAAACATTCAAGTTGCAGCTGCTACACTCGGCATTTCTGGGAAAGCTGCTGAGAATCTGGCAAGGATTTCAACTGAAACCGAAGATGATAACATATTTATTTCCCTCAAGAAATCAGCGGCACGTGATGCGCTAAATAGGATTCTGGAATCAGAAGATGTGCTTTGGGTTGCGGAAGCTACAGATCATTTGTTGGACATAGAAAAAGCACGTCCGCGAAATATACTTTAATCCACGCGGGACAAATCTATTTTCCCGGTAGAATCATAACTGTAAGCCCTCACGGGCACATCAAAAAATTATAGGAGGAAAAACAAATGGCAATGGATATTCAGGATATGGTGGCTGCAATGCTGGCCAAGGATGAGGCTTTCCACGGGAACGAGCTGGTCCCCGCGAAAGTTGAGGTCTACAACAAGCTCAAGGAACACGGGGCTGCGATTGCGAAGGCGCTGCGTACTCCGTGGCACGCGGACGATCTGGAGGTACGGGATCGGAACACGTTCGTCTACGTCGACTTCCCTCTCCCGGTCAACATTCTCAATGACAGCATCCGCAATCGCATTTCTGAAATGTACAAGCTGGCCGATATGGTAACGCTCGCAGATGTCAACTGTCGGCTGCGTATGACCTTCACGGTCGCAAACGTCTGGAAAGAGTGAGTGGATATTATGACGAAACAGGAACGCCTTATCGCATCGGCTTATACTGGCGTGTTGATGTGTGGCTTTTGGGAGTTTCACAACTATGTGGAACAGCTTTTGCAGCGTCCAGTTTTCACGCACGAGCTTGCAACGGAAGATGTGCAAAAAGAGATTAAGGAAAAGGCGCGGCCGGCATTTTTGATGTTATGCCAGGAGGATTAAGAGAGATTTAAATAGAGAATTGGAGGCAGCCATGAAGAAACTTTCAGAGATCATCCCCGGAAAAACTTTTGAGTTCGCAGGTGAGAGATTCGTTGTTTTGCTTCAGGGTGACGGCGTTGCGTTCGTCCTGCTGGCTCAGAGCAAGGAGTCCTGCCCGTTCAACGACAAGGACAATGTGGAGAACCGCAACGACTACACCTGCTCCACCTTGAAGGAGCGCATCGACAAGTGGGTGGAGGCCCTGCCTCGCACCTCGGAGGAGGCCGCAGCCATTCTCCCGTTTGAGGTGGATCTGAGCTGCACCGACCGCGGCAAGAGCTACGGCACCATCACGGTCAAGGCGGCGCCCCTGACGCTCTGGCAGTACGGCCAGTTCAAGGAGTTGATCCCGCTGAACGAGGATGACTGGTACTGGCTCGTCACGCCTTGGGCGTGTCGGTGGCTCCGCTCCCCGAACACCGGCAACACCAACTACGTGTGGTACGTCAGCTACGACGGCCGCTACGGCAGCAGCAACGCATCCTACTCGCTCGGCCTCCGCCCCGCTTTGCTGCTCAAATCTGATATCAACGTATAGGGAGTGAATGTATGGGAGGTAAACTCCACACGAATGTGGTCAAGAACCGCTACACATTCCTTGTTGTGTACGATGACAAAGATAACGAAGAAGTCACAGTCGAAGCCGAAAGCGTGGGTGCAGCAGCGTTAATGTTGCCGCATCATCGGAGAGGCGCAGTGCTTTTGAACAGCACGCCATTGGAAGTAGAGGGCAATAAACATGGATGAAAATCAGGAAATGAAGCGATTCGCCGACCGTCTTTGGGACTACTTCAAACCGAAAATTGAAGAACTGACCAGGTCGAACATTTGGTATTTCCGGGCACAAGTCACGCGAGTGGCCGCAAACGGGAAGATCACCATTCAGCGAGCATTCGATAAAGAAATCGCTCTCCCCTACGTCTCCAGCATGGAGAATGCAGCTGTCGGCACGCAGGTCACTGTCTTCGTTCTCGGCAGCAGCATGACAAACGCTGTTATCGTCGGTGACGGGACGTTGAGCAATCTCTAAAGATTGGAGTGTGTTGTATGAACAAACTATATGTTTGCGAACAAAGAGGAATCTGTGCCGGACTCCCCGATGATCCAGTCGCGCGGTTGCTGCAAGCACAATATAGACTCCAACGGCTATGCCGAAATTTGGTTGGGCCTATCCACGCGACTCCACCTACCATTGAGTGGTTTGCACAAACTTTTGATATTCCTAGCCCATTCCAGAATGGCATACCAAAAGGCTGTGATGAAATAACGTATCTTGGCTTCAAAGTCATTTTTGACGAAGGTCTTGAGAATGGAGTCATATGTTATGACGAAAATTGGACCGAACGAAAGACGTTGGATCACGCGAAAGAAGAGCAGCGAAAAGTGTGGGAACTCATACGCATTATACGCTGCAAGAACTACAAATATTTTCATCCAGACACCGAGTATGGAAATATTTGCGCGCAAATTAGGGGCCTTGTAGGGCCAGAAGAAGACGATTTCTGCAGTTATGGCGAAGAAAAAACCGGGAGGAATTAACCTCCCGGTTTTTTCATACCTTTTTCACGTATGCTTTGTAGACATAGCCTTCCTTGCCGGACACGGTTCTGACGTAGTACCAGCTCTTCGTCTGATATCCGTACCATGTGACCGTTTCTCCGTATTTCAGGACAAATCGGACTTCACTGCTGGTAGATGCGGTTGCACGAAGATTCAATTCACTGGCCGTGACCTTCATCTTTACGCCGTTCGCTGCGGATTTATCCGTCTCAATCCAGTTTTCCGACTTCACGGGCTTCGGCTGAACGGCATGATTGCCATATTGCCGTTTGCTAAGATAGTTGCCCTTACCGCTTTTGATCCAGATCGCCACAAATCCGCGAAGCTTGTTGGGGCGTGCCCACGCAGCAGTTGGTGTGACGTAGCTGCTGGAAACTCCGCCGTCAAGGTTGATTGCGAATTCGTACTTCTCAGCGACGAACTTGTTTGCAACAACGTCCATCGGGACCTGTTTCTCTGTGACGATGATGCCGAGCACCTTACCCTTCAGCCCCATGGCTGTCCGGTACTTGTTGCCTTCAAGGCCCTTGGGAACCGTGAATCCCTTCACACCGTTCTGGACTATAGCGGGGTAGCCCCCGACTGCATCGGGCGACGTGACGGCTCCACGGGCCTCCTGAGTGGGTGTCTTATAGTCCTTGAAGCCGATGAACGGCTGCCACCCTTGATATTCCATTGTTCCCTTGTGCTTTACGCCGGATGCCGGCGTGTACTTGCCGTAGTTGAAGAGTTCCGCATTGATGACGATATCGGGGAATCTGTCATTCCATGTAGCGCGAATTGCAACACTGCCGGTTGTTTCCCCTCTCGCGTCTGCCATTTTGATATGCTCAATTCGGTCAATACGGGAAAACGGGATCTCGGCGAAGATGCCACCTTGGAACTCAGAACACTTCACTGTCGTTGGGGTTGAAGAAGTTGACGTAGTGGGCTTAGAATCTTCGCTGCCAAGCACGTCCCACTTGGGACGGCCAATTCCACCGATGGAGGCAGAATTTCTGTAGTACCACTTTTTAAAAACGCCGCCGCCATTCGCAATCACAGTGTTGCTGCCGGAACTGGTGTTCCCCTCAATGGTATAGATCCGCGCATTATCGACCTTATACACGATGCCAGTGTGCGTCATGCTTCCAGGCTTGCCAAAGAAGATCTGGTCGCCTTCCTGCACTTCTGCGACAGGAACGGCCTTCCCTGCGGCTTTGTAGTAGTTATACGATTCCGTACAGCCAGCACCATAGCCGCCCTTCGGTTGACAGGTTGCTTTCATGCCGAGTGCAAGACCGAATGCCTTGATAAAGCACCAGTCCACAAACATATCACACCAAGGGAGTCCCTGCTTGGGGGCATGGTAGGTCCCCCATTTGGCATGGTCACGAGCGTACTTCGTGTAGTTGTTTCTGCCGGCATTCGCGGTCTTGCTGTCGAGCTCTGCGTTCGTCGCTTTTTCCAGATAACCCTCTTCAGTTGCCGCAATGTCGAGCAGCTTTTTCTTTGCTTCCTGAATGGTCATTTGATATTCCTCCTTTTGCGAGGCTAAAGCCCTATTCCTGACTACCGTTCGGTGTTCTGTTCTTATCTTCGCTCTTGGCACTCTGATAGCCGAAGTAGAACGTCAGAACCATCACTATGATGGAATAAAAGTCCTTCGGCTCTACCTTGTCACGAAGTGCCATTGCAACAAACGCACCCGTGAGTACAATCGTTACGAGTGACTTGACCTTAAAAAGGTTCTCGATGATGACTTGCCACCAGCTGTTTTTCATAATAGTTTCCCTTCTCAGTCTTTAAGGACTGCTTCAATGATTCGTGCGGTTGCATCCAAGCCATGCTTTTCCGCCAGTTCCCGTACAAATATGAGTGCGTACTTGCTTCTATTTTCGTTCTTTGCTTTCCAGAAATAAAATCCGGTAGCTGCAGAAACCTCTACGATCCACCCGCAGAGTACCGTTGCAGCAGCTGCTTTATCGTCAGCAGCCAGGAAAATGACGATAAACACAACAAGCATCAGATACGAGAAAATGAGAATGCGTTTGCTCCATTCCATTCCTTTTAAGACACCACTTCCCATTCGTCCACTTCCTTCTTGATTTTTTCGATGAAAGAATTGCCCTTGAGTGCCTTGTATGCCTTGTACGAATATTCGAAATTTTCGGCTTCGTACTGGCGGATCTTTTGTGTGTCCTTATTCTTGTAATAGGTGTGCAGCATGTCAGAACGAAGTTGACACTTCATTCCGGCCTTGATCGCACTATCCCCAATGACCCACTCACGGATTGGCTTAACCAGAACCACCAGTACAGCGCCAATCGTAGTAATCCCACCAAAGATGGTCACGATATCTTTGAAAGTTTCCATTGCTTTTCTCCAATCATTCGATATTGACGAAGCAAAAGAGAGCCGCGAACGCAGCCATCTTTTGCTTCGCTCGCGGCCCTCTTCGGCCCTTCTGCGCCGCCCTTTCAGCGCAGGACACTATGGTTTTTTATTTCACAGCGGGAGGTGGAATCCACTTGCCGCAGAAGAAATGAATACAGGCACTGATTCCGTATGCTGTGTCGGTGAATGATCTGCACAGTTTTGCTCCATGGTTGTTGAGCACGGGACCAATCTCACTCATCGTTTGCGCCCTTTCTGGCTTTTCGCCGTGTCACACGTTCAATCTGCCTGCTTGTCTTCTTGAACTGGGTTCCTTTGCAGACCCAGTACAAATTCGTTTCCTCAATTACGTCGAAGGTCTCTCCGGATTTGAGTTTGAGAATGTATTGCGCAGTTTTCCTTTCATTGACACTCCCCACGGCTAAAGCCGGGGGATTCTCGTTTCTACGACCGCTGCCTGCACCTGCGAGGTCTACGCAATCTCCACGAGCGTTAATTCGGGCGTGTCCCGCCCTATTGTTGATTTCCATAATGATTCCTTTCTACGCCATTAGGCGCATTCCTTCGTGCAAAATGTTCTTCGCAGCGTTGATGTCCCGATCATGACGCGTCCCACATTTGGGGCACGTCCACTCCCGCACCGCCAGATTCTTTGTGCCGATGTTCCGATATCCGCAACAGGAGCATAGCTGGCTGGAAGGGAAGAAACGGTCTATCTGTATGACCTTTTTCCCATACCACGCGGCTTTGTATTCTAACTGCCGTCGAAACTCACCCCAAGATGCGTCGCTGATGGACTTCGCAAGCCGATGGCTCTTGACCATGTTCTTTGGTGCTAAGTCCTCGATGCAGACCACATCATTTTCTCGAATGAGCTGCGTTGACAACTTGTGCATCATGTCCCCACGCTGGTTTGTGATATGCTCATGCAGCCGTGCCACCTGAAGCCTCGCTTTCTCGTGCCGGTTGCTCCCCTTTGGTTTTCGGGAGAGCAGCCGTTGTAGTCTGGCAAGTTTCTTCTGGCTCTTGGCTAAATAACGCGGGTTTGGATATTCCGTTCCATCTGACGTAATTGCGAATGCTTTCAGCCCCATATCAACGCCGATAACACAGCCTGTCTTTGGAAGCGGCTCAATCTCCACATCAGTGCAGCAGAGCGATACGAAGTATTTCCCGCTGGGATTCTGAGATATCGTGGCCGATAAAAAGCGCCCTTTGACTTCCTTTGAAACCCGACACTTGACATGTCCCAACTTTGGAAGCTGGACTGCATTTTCAAAAATCTTGATGTTGCAATTCGTCGTGTAACTCTGTCTATGGTCGCGCTTGCTTTTGAACTTTGGAAAACCGGGCTTCTCACCGTTCTTTACTCGGCGAAAAAAGTTCTTATATGCAGCGTCCAAGTATTTCAGCGCATTTTTTAAAGCGCACTTATCTGGTTCTTGTAGCCATTCGAGTTCCTTTTTTAGTGCAGTGAGTTCCTTGTCCTGCTGAAAACGTGTAGGAGATTTCCCAGTTTCTCTATACTGCGCGATACGCTCAGCGAGAAAGTAGTTATACACAAACCGGACACATCCGAAAGTGTGCTGTATTAAGTTTCTCTGAGCCGAATTTGGGTACAGCCTAAATTGATAGGAATATTCCATACTTTCACTGCTCCTCGCATTCAGTGGACTTGCAGCCCTTTACCCCATGTCTAAAGGCAGGGGCTTGCGGGCTCCTTTCAGCCATTTCAGCACCCCCTTCCTCACTTCGGCCAGCTCGTGATCGTCGCAATCGGGAAGTCAGCAACCGATACGGCGTTGATTGTCATTGTCCCGTTGCTGGTAAGTGGACGTGTGAATCCTTGAATCAGATGCCGTTCTACCGGTGAAGACGGTTTGTCCGTCCTAACGATTTCAACAAGACTGTTTTCAAATATATGCATCATCTGTATGCACTGAATTGATACTGCTTTCTGTAGAACTGTCGTTCTTTTCAGTTTCCACTCAGCGAGATCTCTGCACTGCGTCGTGGTATAGTATCCGGACGCAGTTTCCCGATAGGTTTTTCTACCTATGAGGTTGATGTTTGTATCGCTGCTCGGGTCAAGATTCTGCGCTCTTCCGGACGCCTGCGGATAGTTATCAGTCTGCTCGCCAAGGACGATATAGTCATTGAAAACCTCCGTGTTTTTGACCGTGTAAGTCGCACCAAGAAGCTGTGCCTCATCCATTGAGAACTGCCAGAGAATCGGCTTGTCCGTATCAACGATGTCATCCTGCGACGGTTCCATTCTGAATGTTCCCGTTTGGTCGTACCCTACCCATGCGTTTACCATCTCCGCCATGCCGAGTGCAACATCCGCGATTGTTCCGTCGTCGCTGTCTACACGCAGCGTGTATGGCGAGTCTGTCAGCGCAGCTGTCGTGCCATCCGGAAGCGCCTGCGTCTTCCCATTGTAGTAGTTCGTGAAAACCGGCGTCACATGGTCAATGGGGTATCCGTTGCCCTTGTCGAGCTTCAGGAGCGCCGCCACGGGTTCAAAGATATTCGTCCCTACCGGAACCTCATATGTTGCTTCAAGCCGCCCAAACAGGCTTCCATCAATGTATGCCCACTTGTCTACAAGCGGGTACGTCATGGTTCGAAGGTTGGGGTTCATCGTCTCCTGCGGTTCTTGGATGTAGAAGACACCCTGCTGGATGTAGTATTCCGAACCATCCGAGAGAATGAGTCCTTCATCGATTGCCACCTGCTGACCGAACCAGATATTGTTGACATTATAGTCATACTCGGCGTCTACGTTCGAAAGCGTTATGCTCGCTGTCCTTCTCTGGCCGTTTTGCAGATTGCAGGTGATGCTTCCCTCTTGAATGAACGTGCCATTTCTCCGTCCGAGCGGATTATTATCGAGAGCAAAGGCTGTACTTCCATCCGGTTGCAGGAAACGAATCCGACAGAGCTTTGTAAATGGCGTGCGCAGCTGCGCAAGATAGTCTCTGACTCGTTCCGCGTGCTCGCCAGCATAAACATATCCGGGTGTCGGATCAGGCGTAGGAGGCTGCGGCGCATTCTTTTGCCAAACCGGATAAAACGTAGCAACTGCGTCTGTCATGTATGTGCCGCCAAGGTCATATGCTTTCTCCCCGCCGTCCGTTGTGGCCCAACCGACTTGGGTGTAGCCATCACGGCCGAAGATGGCTCCGGCAAGTGTAAGCGGTTCGCCTTGGTTTTTGGTCACAGATTGCGCCGTTCCCGTGCCGTTCATTCCGGGGAGGTAGGTTATGACATAGGTTGTGGCTATCGAGTAGCTTCCATCAGCGTTCTTGATGACCTTTGTATCTGATTTAACGACGAACGCAGGCCGGATGCCTTTGGATTCCGTCTGCGCGGCCCATCCGCCGCTACCGGCCGTATCCTGATACCAGACTGTCGTTGCTCCGGTATCGGGCTGCGTTCGTGTCCACCAGTTCGCCGCCGCCCCATTCAGATAGGCAATGAGCGCTTCTTTGCTGCTGTTTTGTTCGAAATATTCAAGCTTTGCACCGTCGATTGCTTTTGCACACATATGGTATCACCACCTCCTAGAAACACCATGCCGCTGCGATGCCGTCCACCTCGGACGCGACGCTCCAGTCCGCTTCACCGCTCCATCCAGTTCTGTCAAAGCAGGTAGTGCTGTTGAGTCTCGGCGAGCGCAAATACCATGCACGGTTTTTCTTCCGGTTGGCCGCCGTCTTGTAATACGCGTACTGCGTGCCCTCGCCTGGATAGGAGAATGTCCGTGTGCCCTGTACCTCGATCTCCGACAGCAGGAACAGCGTGTCCTCCGTCGTGTCGATGGCCGAGCTCGCGCCGCCTGCCGAGGTTTTCTTCGTCACGGCTTTCATCGCAGCCACGACCTCTGCCGGCATCACCTGTCTCAGCTTCGGGAATGCATTGTACGTTCGCACCAGACAGTTCACCCAACCACAGCTATTGCTCTCTGCGCCGTTCATCTTATACTGCGTCGCGTAGGTCGTGTGCATCTGGAATGTCAGCGGAGCCTTGCCCGAGCCGTCCGCATAATCGTCGTGGTTCTTGCCGATGATGTCGATTGCGTAGGTCGTGTTGTTGATCGTCATGTTGCAGCTGTCGCCGACGTTCCAAGTGTCAGGAACCGTTTTTGTCTGACAAGCAAGGATAATGTCTGCCCAGCTATTCTCTCCAAAGTTCTCGCTGAGTCCGTTCTGCAAGCCAAGTTCCAGCGCAGAGAGCAGGAAGACCTTTGATTCAACTCCGCTTGTCCCTGCTGAAACTGATGTTCCACTCGCATATGGAATCTTGGCTGTTTGCAGAGCATTCCGTAGATTTGCACTGAGAAGATTGTAGAAATCTCCGTTCAGATAAGAAGCAATCTGACTTCCAGAATAGATGCTTGTACCGCCGCTTCCATTCCAGACCTGTTGATTGTAGAGCTGCTTCAGCATCAGCCACGTTCCGTTGCAGCTGCTGTCATACAGGCTGCTTTGCTGCGGGACACCTTGGTTGACCACGATGAACTCAAACTCAGCGCCATCTATTGTGTCTTTGACGATGGTACCGGCCGGAAGATTGTCAATCGTCGTTACGTCTGCGGTTTCCTTCTGCCAATACGGATAGAGCGTCACGCTGGCATCCTGCGTGTATTGGGCTCCAAGACTATAGGCTTTTTCTCCGCCGTCAGTCAGGCTCCACCCGGTCTGTACATAGCCATCACGCGTGAATGTAACCCCACGAAGCGTGATAGCCGCACCCTCCGTTTTTGTCTGCGTCTGCGTGCTGCCGACACCGTTCGCTCCGGGTGCATATGTAACGGTATAGGTGGCAAGTACAGTGGCAGTTGCTTTGGCTGTCAACGCCAAATTCGAGCTAATACCGGAAACCGTGTACCTTTGAGCGGAGGACACCTTCACGTCAGAGGCGTTGTACCATCCATCAAACGTTACCTGATAGCCAGACTGTGAACTCAGCGTGCAGTCCACCCAGCAAGATGTTTGGGTGTTCCCGTTGTAATCGATAAACGGGATGCCCTGATACTGCCTGGATACGTTTGCAATGTAGTCCCCCGCTATCACGTCGACCGAATACTGATACCACTCGGCCGTCAGCTCAATATCTTCCGGCGTGGTGCCTAACGTCTGTCCTGGGCTAACAGACATTGTGTATCCGCTGGTAAGACCTACGGCGACCCAATTTGCGAAGGTATAGCCCGGCCGGCTCGGAATCGTTGTTGAGATTTGAACGTTTGTGTCTTCTCGCACGGTTTGCGAAGAAGGTGCGCCATATCCCCCGTTTGCGTTGTAGGAAATCGTGTGCGTCGGTACAGTGATCTCCTGCCAGACGCAGTAGAATACGCGGTCTACATATACCGTTGTTGTCTGCCCCGGCTGCCATTGGGCTGAGGTTGCACTGGCTGTGCCAGCATATCCGGCGAAGGTTTTTCCGGGCGGAGCGGAGAACGGACAATCCGGGATGGTGATGGTGGTGCCAAACGGGAACGTATTGCTCACGGATTGGCCGGTCCCATCATTGGCATAAATCGTGACTGTTTTATCCCCCTGCAATGTGGTAACAGGAGTTCCATTTCCTTCGATCTTCCCGCCATTTGCATCATAGAGCGTGCCAGTCAGATAATAACTCTTATTCGCTGTCAGTCCGGTAAACGTGACGGCATAATTATTCGACTTGTCAGAAGTCCTTTGACTTCTGGTCGATTCCCCGTCTGCATTCAGCACCCATTGCAGGTATGCAGCATCTGACGATGATCCGTCCGAAATGCTTTCGTAGTATTCCGCACTGATGGAGTTAGCAGTTGTTTCTAAGATTTTAATGCCCATCTCAATTCACCCTCCCATCAGTACGGCCATGCTCCGTCAGACTTTGTGATGACGATTCTCGCGTCATCCGTACCTCCAACTTCGACCCAGGAAATTTTGGCTGTTTGTGCTTGCGTTGGAGAGTTGTCCATTGTGCTGACCTCAATAGCAGCACTTATCCGGATTCTCAGCAGATCACCCTTCCGGCTCTTCAGAAACAGCGTATTCCTCGTTGTTGACAGCTCCATTATCTCGTTCCGCAGGTTTACAGTGTCAGAATATTTTCCGTCGGAGATCGTTCCAATCAAACTCGTCAGCGTACCGCTCTTGTAGTTGAACGGTGCCGTCTGGACCGTCGGGTACTGTGTGAAGTTCTGCAGGATCTGAGGCGTGTTGTTGTTGCTGATATCCCCACTGGACAGATTCTTTCCGAAGAAGAAAATCTTTTGCGGGTGGAAAACCCCGTTTGCGTCCTTCGTGCATGACAGAACAGACCAATTCCAAATACAGGTTGTGATTTGATTGCTGATAAGAGCAGCCGAGGACGCCGAGCCATTGATTCCGAACGCATAGTACGTATATGCCTCTGCGTTTTTGCTTCCACAGTCAATCACGACGTTACCGTCCTCCGGACTTGTGTCAAAGACATGCGTAAGGGTCGGGCTTCCGGCCAGATAGCGATAAATCGCAAATTTGGTAAACCCGGTGTTTCCAAATCCTCCGCCATTCAAATCTGTGTCAAAGTCTGCGAAGAACTGCCCCGAAACGTCCGTCGGGTGGTAGCTCGGTTCTGACAAGATGTTATTCCGCACTGTGCTGGTCAGCTCGTTTTGACTTACCAATACATAGTCACACGTCTGCGAGCCCTCCATCTGCAGAGAAGTGAGTGAATCAAATGAGAAATCGAGAGGAATTTCTGTTTTGCTCACGAAGCCGGAAGACGTATATGCATTGGTGTTATCCACCCAAACAAAGCTTCCGCCGAACGCCAGTTTCACCATCGTTGGGTTGACTGAAGAAGATGCCGGGATTGGGCTATCGCACGCAGTCCAGTTGATCCCGTCTTTGCTCTTACCTGCGCTTCCAGCGTAGACCGACAGGAACCAACCTTGTGCGAATATGATGTTTGGCCCAGAGTGCTCATTGCTGTAAACGTCCCATGTGATTCCGTCATAGCTGCACAACGTTATCCGTGTGTCGTTGTTGCCGACGATTACAAATCGATCACCGGAAAAACAAATATCATATAGAAATAAGACCGGTGAACTGACGGTATAGTGTGGCGTCAGTTCAACAACTGAAACGACTGTCCAATTCATTAAATCTTTTGAATAAGCGATTGCTCCGCCGTTTGGTGCAGTGGCCTGTGGTGCAATCACAACATATACGCCATTGCCATACACAATCTTTCGCCAACCATTGTCAGCCGCAGGCATTGCTGATACAATCTCCCAACTTTCCCCGGTTTCTGAAACTGCAACGACGATGCCGCCGTCATTCATTCCGAAAAGTCCAACGAATTGGTTTTTTGCAAAGAACAAGTCAATCGGCTGTGCATTCGCAACGGCCTCGCTATCTTTCCACGCTTTCACGTCGGTGGAAACAAAAGAGTGCGTTCCAAATGGGGACACATAGGACAGCGCAACAAATTTTCCACCACCAAAACATGCCGGTTCATAAGGCGTAAAGCTGCCATAGCCGCCCGAGTTCCAGTTAACTCCATCATCGCTGTAAGCACTTTGATTGTACGAAAAGGCAACATACAGACCGTTGCCATATAAGACTTTGCTACTGGCGAACTGCACACTAGATTCGTGCTGTTCCCACGTCAGATCATCCGCATCTGTCGAAACGACAATTTTATGTCCTTCGTTGAGATGCAAAACACTGAGAATCTGCGTGCTTGGGAGGCTCAACGATGCCAGCACGCCGTCGTGCGCATGGATTTGCATCGAAGCCGACGTTGAGTCAGTTCCATACACGTTTGCTGCGCCATATGGCATTAAAAGCAGATTTCCATTGCCATAACATCCAGCCCAGCAGGCATTTCCAAGCGGTATTGCATTCCAAGTCTCACCATCTGTGGAGGTGAAAATGTGGTTCTCCCCTGCGCAGCAAATGAACTGTGCGCCACTATAAAAGACATGCGCCCCATAAGATTCGCTGCTTCGCCCCAAGACATTCTTATAAACCGTCCAGTTCAAGCCGTCAGAGCTGACCATGACGTCCGAGCTATAGCCAACTGCGACGAAAAGCGTTCCGCCGAATGCTATATCGCTGGCGTGGATCATATTCTGAGTTGCAGAATGCCCCCACGACTCTCCATCATACGAATACACAACCGCGCCGTCTCCATGTTGTGGAATAGAAACATAGATTCCATTCCCAAGCACTGGCGCTGTATAGTCCCCGCTGAATACAGTGCTCCAGTTCTCCAGGTTCGAAGAAACGTCAACTGTCCACGCGTTCAGGTTGGACACAAAAAACTTACCGTCAACGAACGATACATCGGTAATCGCACCAATCTTCGTTTTCGCCGTCCACGTTGCTCCGTCGCTGCTGGTGGCAATATCACCCGCATAGGAGAAAGCGTAGAAAGTTTGGTTCGCATAGATCACGAAACCCCATGCCGAAGATACAGGCAGTGTAGCTGCAGTCCACGTTTTCCCGTCAGTCGAGTAAGCCGCAGAGTCTGAGTTATACTGCAGCGCCACATATTTGCCATTTCCGTAGGTGACAGACCGCCATTCCCCCGCGCTCGGCAGCTCTCCGTAAATTCTTGGATTCAGGTCCGGTGCGCTTACCTCAATACCGAGGTTGTCGCTTATTGGCTTATTGACGCTGACGGCAGTTTTGACGATGCCGGTGTCAGATGAAATGAAGAACTTCCCATTCCCATAAAAAACGGAATCGAACACTTCGTTGGAGTATCCGGTGTCCAGTTTTGCTGCCATCCAGTTCTTTGCGTCGTAGCTGTAGAACGCATAATTTTGTTGTGAGCCATTTCCATACAAAACTACGAAGCGATCTCCGCCGTAGCAGACGGAGTAACTAGACACATAAAAGTGCTCTCCTATGCTCGGAAAGAAGTCCTGCGGCTTGACGTTGCTCCAATCAGTTCCGTTCGTGGACACAAAAAATTCAGTGTTCGGATATATGGAAACCATCAGGTATATTCCGTTTCCGTAGCATAGCGCATTTGATTGAAATCTCTCTTCAAAACTGTGTATTTTCGTCCACGTTTTCCCGTCTTCTGACGTAAAAATGCTTGTTACTTCATTCTGTGAAGTGTTCGAATTGTAAGTGGCAAGCATAAACTTCCCGTCACCAAAGGTGAGGCTATTTATACCAGCGCCACTGTCAATACCGACTGTGACCTCTTCCCACGTCACGCCATCACTGGATACGGCAATTTTATTGCTTCCGTCGATTGCAGCAAAAACATTATTGCCAAAACAGAGCTGTTCGAGTTCTACTGTAATGGTCAGTGTGTGTGCTGTCCACGTGATTCCGTCTTCCGACGTCGCAGAATATCCAGCTTTAATCGCGACATATTTTCCGCTGCCATAAGCAACTTCGCCCCACCCGAGGAGATCTTGGCCGTTGTTCTGCGGTGGGTTCGCTTCTGTCCAAGTTGTTCCGTCTTCGCTGTAGTAAATACGGCCGCTTGTTGCGACGAATTTGTCTCCATAGCAGCCATATGTCAGACGCTGGTTAAGTATCTGTTCAAAGGTGAACCGTTCCGCCACTCCGTTTTCTTGGAGGATCATTCCATTGGCATTTCCAAGGCCACGCCACGCCGCGTCGAACGGAGCTTCAAGGTTCATCTGCTCTCCATCTTGTTTTTCCCACTTCACGCTGCTTCCTTCCGGAAGACGGAGGTAACTGTCCGAAACTGTGTATGTTCCATCTGCCTCACCCGGAATATTGGTAACGGACGGGAACGTCAATTTAACGCCGCTTCCCTTGCCGCTTTGGCAAGCGGAAAGCGTTCCATTCAGCAGCTCAGATTGATATTCAACAGCAAACTCAATCCAGCCTGTAGTGGCCTCAACGCCATTTTCCGTTTGCACAGAACATCTGACAGCATATGTGCTTCCAGTGAAGAATCCATCGTAAGAAAGCTGAAGCTGCGAGACCCCATAGAGTTTTCCGGTATCTTTCAAGACGTCGTATGACGTCGAATTCTTCAGTGCAACTTCCCAACGGACCCAGTTCAAAACGTCCCCTTCTGCCTGCGTGTAAACAGCGTAGAACGTGAACATCCGATATGGTACCGGGTTCGGAAGTGCGGAGATCGTGAGCGTCGGCGCAGTGCGCGTAATAAACGCGCTTGCGCTGGACTGCGAAACTGAGTTGCTGTCCGACCACCATTGCGTAATGATAAGCTTATAATCATTCCCGTTCGTGATGCCGGCGCTCAAAAGCTGACCAGCGGGAATCACATAGCTGAAGTATTGCACGTTCCCCGCATAGTCCACGCCGTAGAACGGACAACCATCTGTTATCTTTCCGGTTGAAAACCGCTGCGTCGAAGTCGGATTGTTGTCGTATATCACGATTTGGAATGCAGTCAACGGCGAATTGCCGTTGACTTGCCAGCTAACAGTGAGATTCCCGTTGGCATCGACCACACCGTTTCCGAGTGCGCCGGTCATGCTGGGATATACGTTGGTCGGCTGATAAAGCATGTTCTGTGTCCTCCGTTTCGTATTAGCTGAAGTTCCCAAGCCCGAGCGCGAGATCTGCAAAGCGCTTGACGCTCATGTTATTCGCCTGCTGTTCGCTGATTGTCACGCTGCCGAACTGGTACGTGTTTCCGTTGTGCTGAGTGCCGATGCTATGGTTGTCGTAGGAAGCCGTGGAGACCGTTTCAGCCTCGTGTTTCGTACTCAGGCAGCTCCGCAGTGCGTCCATGTTGCGGTCGAAGTTCGCGTCTCTGACAGGCGACAGAAGCCGCTTCTTGAGCAGTTCTGTCACATCGGGCGGCGTGACTCCTTCATCCTGCATGGTTGCCTTGATGCCGCCCATGCCGTGTAGGATGCCGCCTTGGTCATAAACCGTGTAGTGACGACCGTACCGGTCCGTAATGGAAGTCGTACCATCTGCGTTTTTAACCCAGTAAGACTTATCGCCGCCAGTCATTGACGAACCAGCCGGTTTATTATTCAGGAAGTCAAGGCCGCTTGCACTGGAGATCTTATAGCGTTCTCCCTGTCCATCGTCAGGTTCTCCGTAAACGACACCGGAATACCGCTGTCCGCCGCTTGTGGTGTCGCCCGTGGTGTCACCGGTGGTTTGGTTGGGATTGACCGTGTAAGAAACACCGTCCTTGTCTACAATAGTGACCGTCCCATCGGCATTCTTTGTCCATGTAGAACCATCGCCGCCGGTCATGGTAGACCCTGCAGGTGCGTTATTTACGAAGTCAATGCCCTTGTCACTACCGATTTCATACTTACTTCCGTTGGAAGAAAGGCCGTACAGTTTCTTGGCCGTCTCCTTGACCGCATCGGAAAGCTCCGAAACGTCAAAGCCGAACTGTTTGAAAAGCTCTGCGTTTTCCTGAATGATCTTTTTAAGCTCCGGCGTGGCGTTCTTCCAGATATCCTGCAAGATCTCGCCGATTCCGCGTGTTTTCTCTTTCAGAGATTTCAGGAAGTTATTGTAGCTCTTTTCGAGCGCATCGTACTGCGCATTTATCGCGTCCTTCTTGGCTTCCAGTTCGGCCAGCGCGGCTTCGTAGGCCATGTTTGCCTTGAAGTCTTCGAGATCTTTCTTGGCATCATCCAACGCCTCCTGCGCGTCATCGACTTCCTTCTGGTCCGCCACCCACTCCCATTGACCGGTGCGAGCGTTGTACTGCCGGATGGTGCGCTCATTCTGCGCATTGGCAAGCTTGGCCTGTGCCTGCTGGACAGCGAGGATTTTTTCTTCGAGGTCAAGCTGCTCGTCGCGGGTGTCCTTCTGCTGTTTGAGTGCATCGATTTGCGCGTCGATGGCATCCAGTTCATCTTGCCGCTGGTCAGAGAGGTCGGAGAGTTTGTCGGACATAACGTCCTGCAGCTCGCTTAATAGGTCATCTGTACTTTTAAGCGTGCCATTGATTTTCTCTTGCCATTCCCACCATTCAGCGGAAAGCGCGTTGATGTCCGCCTGACTGCCGCCGATGGACCGCAGATACTGCGCCTGCGCATGGAGCGCCTGCTGGATCTGCCGCATTTTATCCTTCTGTGTGTCTTCGCTGGCGTTCTGCTTTTCCAGCAGAGTCAGCTCAGATTTCAGAAGTTCGACTTTCTGTTTGTGCGATTCAAGGTTCGCATCGGAAGAGCTGCCTCCGCCACCACCGGTCGAAGTCCCGGTATAGTCGGAAGTGTACTTTGAAAGCTCCTCCATCTGCTTCTTGTATTCTTCCTGCTGCTTTTTGTAATACTCGGAAGACTTGTTCAGCAGATATTGAGAAGACCATTGCGCATAGTCCTCTGCGTCCTTCTTCCAGTTCTTCCCCGTCTGCTGGTTGAACAGGCGGCGCATATTGAACTCCTGATTCTCAGCCGACCATGTATTTGTGGTCAGTCCCGGAATCAAGCCGATCATCTGTTGAAGCTGCTGAGACGTAATGATTGCAGAAGAACCGACCGCCTGAATCTGGGCAATCAGGTTATTATAGTTTGCCGTCGCAGCCGCATTTTGCAGTTCGAGCTCCTTTTTTGCAAGATCTGCGAGGGCTGTATTCGTCGTGAGAGCCTTTTTTGCGTGCTCGGTCAATTTCCCGTTCGCGTCGAACAGAGACTTCGTGAGCTTTGCTGCAGCGGTGTTTGCGTCATAGGTCGCAACCTCGACATCTGCAAGTGCATCCGCCGCATCGTTGGCAGAATCAGTAACGTCATCCAGCTCGGATTCTTCTTTCCCATAGAGGTCAAGTGTTCCGTTCTTTGCCGCCTTGATTTGGTTTTCGATTTCTAATTCATTTCTCTTAGACTGCGTGTAGGTGTCAACTAGTGGTTTGAGCGTTTCTATCCGCTCCGCAGTCACTTTGTACATGTAACTTTCCTGCTGACCAGAGTCTATCATCTCGTTCCTCTGCTCAATCAGGTCATTATACAAATTGACTATTTCTTCTGCGTCAATACGCTCGCTACCAACATACATTGCTTGGAATTGGTCTTCCAAGTTTGCTTTTGAAGCTAATGTCGCAGCTTTCGCATCATAGAGATTAGAAGACAGTTTTGCTTCTGCTGCTTTGTTGATAGCGGTTTCCAGATCTCCGTATTTTCTTACAAGTTTCCCAATCTCGTCTCGTTCTAGTCCGAGCTTTTCAATCAGAGTTTCTGTTTTTCCACTAATTTCTCCCTTGTATTCCGCGCTGTTTTTAAGCGCTTCGTTATACTCTTTGTATTCACCATACAAGGACGTTATTTCTTCTGATTCTTTTGCTGCTGCTTCGCCGGCATCAATCGCGGCTTGCCTGGTTTCCTGAATCTTTTGTGTGTATTTGTTGTAAGCAATTACAAGAGCTGACAGAGCTACAACAATAGCGCCGACGAGAAGCTGTGTACTCGTAAGCGAAACATTCAGGGTTTTCATTCTCGCGTCGAATCCAGCCGCTCCGCCCTTCGCGCTGCTGAACAGCATAGGTAGTGCCCCAATAACACTCCCGAGCGTTTTAAAACTTCCTACAATGCTGTTCCATTTGAATGCGACAAGAACTCCACCGAAAATAGTGACAGCCGTTCCAAGATTTCCAAATCCTTCGATCAACCAAGTGAGTGTATCGAGGAAGTCCTTTGCCCATTTGGTGTCAACCGTATCGGCAATGAACTTTGTCCATGTGTTATTGAGGATTTTCGCCTTGGCATCCCAGCTCGTCAGCATAACGTCGACTTCCTTGTCGGCGCTGCCGGCAGAATTCGCAACCTTGTCCAGCATCGCGGCGTACATATCATAGTTCTTGATAAGCGCGTCGAGCTGATTGGTGCGGAGTTTGCCGCCAAGATCGGACTCAATTTGGGCGAGTTCGGCCTGCGTCAGAACGCCCTCTTTGTATGCCTTTGCAAGACCCGCAACAGCTTCCATCGGGTTTACAATGCGGCCTGTTGCCTGCGCCGCTTTCATGGCGTCTTCCGAGTACGTCCAAAGGACTTGATTCAGGCTCTCAATTTCCTCTTTTGTCCATGTAATGCCGTCTTCTAGTTCAGTTTCGGTATCGCCTATGATATTCAGGATGAGCGCACGCGCCGCCGTCGCAGCTTTTGTGCCGCTCTCCTGCGTGACAGCGGTAATGGTTCCGAGCATTGCAATTAGTTGGTCGATGGACATATTCGCCATCGATGCAACGTTCGCAACAATCGGGAAGCCTTCGGCCATCTTCTGAATGGACGTGGCGTAGTTGTTTTCAATTTCGTTAGCCTTGTCGAGAACGGTATTGAGTGCAGTAACATTGCCTTCAAATTTGAAAGCAGCATCGGCGGAAAGGATGAATTGGTTCGCAATACTGGAAGTCACATCGCCAACAAGCTGCGTCTTCGTCGCAAGCTCGGCCATGTCTTCCGACATATCCTTATAGCCAGCCTTTGCGAACGTTCCGACGGATTCCAGATAGTCTGTGACCGCAACGCCGTATTTGGATGCAGCCTCATACGCTGTATTGCCAAGTTTCTCCATCTCGGCGGCAGTGTTGCCAGTAACCTTCTGGATAGCCGTCATTTCCGTATCGACCTGTTTCATCGTATCGATAGCTTCAGTAAATGACCGCTTTACCTTTGCAACAGCCGTATTTACGACCTGCCAGACCGTTATCTTCCCGACGATATGACTGAACGTATCGCCAAGGACATTGGTGGAGTTTGTGAGCTTGTCCGTCTCATTACGAGTTTGCGCGTAGTTTGCACGAAGGTTTTTCAGCGAACCAGAAGCGTCCTTTACGCCGTCGACGAACTCTTTGTCGCTGATGGTTCCGCTCTTCCAACTGTTATACAGTGTTTCAAGTGCAGCGCTTGCCTGTTTCGCATCTGATTGAATGGTATCAAAAGTGCCCGCAGGGTATTTCTCCGCTGCGGATTTCATCTGCAAGCCGAGGTCGGCGAATCCTTTTCGGAGCGTATCGACCTTGGAAGCTGCGTTTTCGGCATCTTGCGCCTGCTGTTGGGCGGCAGCGGTAGACTTTCCAGAAGCATCAGCCCATGCCTGCTCAAAGACCTTTGCGCTTTCTGCTGCGCTCTTAGTAGCGTTGCTAACACCGGTCAGCGCCTCTATTCGCTGCTGCATCGGCGTTGGATTATAGACCGATGCCGCCTTCTGCGCTGCCTGTTCTTCTGTGAGTAGGTACGCTCTCGCCTGACCTGCTGCTTTTTGATTTTGTTCTGCGGCTTTCTGCGCCGCTTTTGCCATCGCATCGTAGTTGGTAGTTGCCTTTGTCTGGACTGTCGTGTACTGTTGCGTTTCTTCGTCCAGAGTCCGAATAATCTCAGTAGTCCGGCCCAGCCCTTCATTTACGGTTTCAATCGTTCTGGTCGGTGCTCCGTCCGCTGCACCAGCCCAAACCTTTGTAAACTTTCCGCTCAGGCCATCGATGTTCTGCGTAATAGCCTGCACAGAGGTATTGAATCGATTGATTGCTTCCAGTCCGGAGGAATCAACAGTGAGTTTCAGTTTCTGATCCTTCAGGCCATTTACGTCCTTCACTAGCGAATCGAGCTGCGTGCGGATAACCTCTACCTGAAGTTGAACCTTTTCAAAATCTGCCATTCAATCTTCCTCCTATAACTTAGGGTCGAATCCGTCTCTTTTGAGCTGATACCGGAGAGCGTCAGAGAATATGCCCTCACGCATTACCATGCTCTGCGCCTCTTTGTGGAACGGGCGAGGCTGCTTCGTCTTATAAATCGTCGATTTTTTCCACTGATATCCCTTGCCGCTTTCTACGACCGGCGCAATCAAACGTCCGGTATCGTCGTCACGGCTCATGTCCTGAACTTCCAACGTCATGGTCGACGGGTCATACTTCGACTCCATAACGTTCCAGTCCTGAAGCCCCCCAGTCTTCCCTACCTCGTCTCGGCGTATGTATGGAAGATAATCTCCGCGCTCATAGGAGTCGTAGACTTCTGTCTGAACGGCTTCAACAATGGCCGCTTTCACGCTGTCCGTCACTGGACCTTCCATCGCTCTGTGAATGGACTGGTCGAGCGCGGCATTAAATTTAATCACGAAATCTTCAATCGACATGTCTGCCTCCTGAATGTGAAAAATGCGCAAGCCTACCAACATCTCGCTTGCACTGAATATTGATCGGTTTGCGCATTTCCCGGAGGGGATTTCTCCCCTCCGAGTAGCAGGTTGTTTAGGTCGAAGTGACCTCGACCTCGCAGGTGTCCTTGAACGTGGACTCGCCTGCGGTATAGCTGACCTCAACCGTGAAGTCACCGGCAGTAGCACCGGCGGTAATCAGGCCAGTGTTTGCACCAACGGTCGTGCCCTCGGGAGCGCCAGTCGCAGAGTAGGTGAAGGTGTTCGCGTCGCCCTTGACCAGCTCGCCATTCTTCATGGCGATACGGGGCTGCATCTGATAGGTGGTGGACGCCTTGAGGGAAATGCCGCCGATGTTGGCAACAACGCCCTCGATCTCTTCCTCACCAGAAGCGCACGGCTGGTAGATGTAGTACGCAAGGTCACTGCCCGCGCCGGTGCATTCGTCGCAGCCATCGGTGATGACGTCCGGGTCATAAGCGATAGCCTGACCAGACAGAGACGTGGTGTCGTTGTTGGTCTGGTCGCCGGTAATGCCGCCGTTTGCGCCAAACTTCAGGGACGGGATGATGATGTACAGCGTGCCAACGCGAGTGCCCTCGTTCTGAGAGGAACCAGCAGACGTGGAGAAGACCGCCACAGTCGCAATGAAGTGAACGACCTTCGGGTCCATAGCCGTGGTGATGGTGGCAATCTGCGCAGTGGCCTTGTTGACGAAGTAGAAGACCTTGTAAGTCTTACCCGTAGTCGCGGTGAAACCGGAGACTGCGCCGTCAGTCGGGTTGATGTCATAGGCAACACCGCCGGTTGCGACCGGGGATGCAGCACCGACTTCCTGAACATAGCAGAAGATCTTGGAGAAGCCCTTCTGCGCGACCGGCGTGCCTTCCTTGAGATCGATGGACAGCGAGGCGGTTGTAGCCGTGATAGTCTGGCACACCATGACCGGCGCGTTGTGCTGCAGCATTGCGCCCATCTGCGCTGCCTTCGCCCAGAGGTTGAAGTCGGCAGCAGTGAACTCGACGTTGACAGAAGCGTCGGAAGGAAGCGTGGTTGCGATAGCGTTGCCGAGGCCAGCGCGGATTTCGCCGATGGTGACGCTCGGCGTCACGTTACCGGTCTGGAACTTGTTGGAGAAGTAAAGGATCTGGCCGGTAGTCTTGTCCGTACAGATTGCTTCGCCGATGCCCTTCGCGTAAAGGCGGGAGTCAGTAAAACGAATCATTCTTTTGTCACTCCTTTGTGTGTTTCAAAAAGATGTTTGTGTGTTATGTGGTCTTGTTTCCTGCATTCTGGACAGCCCGCATACCAGCTCCTCCAGCGAACGTTGACATATCAATCAATCCGCCGCAGTAGTCGATCTCACGGTCATACAGAGGACTCGGGTACGGGTTTCCATGCTTCCATTTCCCGCCCTGCGACTCTGCAAAACTGCATGTGATATACCCAACGAGCCGCTGCACTGCATCACGTCTGCACATCAGCTTCAAGATCGGCCAGTTTTCCATTTCCGACTCGTCTGCGCCGGATACCGTCGCGATTGTCGCTTTCAGTGCTTTCACGTCGTAGATCAGTTTGGGCGCATTCATCTCCGCAAGGTCTCGTTCCGCCTGCACCAACTCAGGGTTGGCATTCTCAGATACCAGATCAATGCCGTTCTGAGCTGCCAAAATTGGCCGCAGACGCTGAAACTGCATAGGGGTGATTCTTTTGACTTCCCTGCCTGCGAAGACAAGCACGCTTTTCAGACGCATTGGGTCTTTCTCATTCGGTTCAAGCTCCACAAGCTCCATCCGTTTTTCGGCCGTTAAGCCTTCCCCTGCCCGCAGCGCAAGCAGAAGAAACAGGATGCTCTTGTAGAAAAGCCCGCTTCCGGGCTGTCCGTTTGCTGCCGCGTCAAGCTCCATCTGGTAGTACGCCTGCAAAAGAGGCTTAGACAGCAGCGCCACAGGGAGACTCTGCTGCATAAACTCGATGGCTGGCCTTGCCGTTGTGAATTCGTTGATTTCCTTGACGCAGATTGGATATAGGGTCAAGCCTTCGGTCTCGATTGGTTCAAATCGCCGAATGGCCTTTGCCATTTCAGGAGAAAGGTCTTGCATTTTTATTTCCTTGCCTTTCTGACTTCCTCGTTTGAAAAAAGAAAGAGCTGCAAACGCAGTATCTCTGCGCTCACAGCTCCACTAGCTCTTCCGCGCCGCCAATTCGGCGCGGGTCAAATATTGTTTTTTTGTTATTCTTCAGGCAAATCCATCTCCGAGTCACACCACTCAACGCTCATGTGTGGCATACGACCGACGTGGTTGCCATAGTCGAAGATACTCTTACTGCCGTTATCGGCATGGGCATACCGGTCAAAGTCGATGACGCCAATGCCGGTGATGTTGACGCCGTGCAGGGCCTCGATGATGCACTGCTCGATGTTATACGCTCTGGAATAGGCGTCCGTCCGCGTGGTATTCTCCATGTTGACATTCACAAGAACCTCAAACTGTAGGCCGAGGACCGTATGGAAATTATCTTTTGCAATCGTGCGGCCCATGTAGAGTTTCAGTATCGTGTCCGCTTCTGTATCGCTCTGTCCCCAGACTCTCTGCGGATAGATGCGATATCCCTTCGGATGCCGTTCCTTCTCTTCCTTCGTGTTAAGCACGGGGTTGTCCCCGTCAAACAGCATGGACAACTTTTCAGCCGGCGTCGGCAGTGGATTCGCCAACGGTCTTGCTCCATCGTACCACAGATACTTCATCAGCCGCACGCGGGCGCGGTCGTTGTCATCTACCGGCATGTACCCCGGCAGTGGAAGGTCCATCAGATACTTTAAAATTTTGATGGGGATTTCCTCTGTGCCGCGAAGCCTGTTGAAACCTGGACTGACGCGGCTATAGGGATAAGTGTCCGAGTTTACCGATACTGCCATATCAGGCTCCCTCCGGCTGATTCTTGCGAGTTTCCATGTAGTCGGCAAATGCCTTCTGTGCATCCTTCAGTTCGTTCAGAGCGCCACTGACGGCCTCTGGCGTGGTTTGCTGCTGCAGTGCCATGATGATGCGCGTAACTGGCTCGTTCATGACCTGCGTGAGACCGTAGATCTCGGTATTCAGCCGCTTTTCAAGATCACGCATATCCGCAACCACGTCAAATGCCTTATCCCGAACCTCGCCGTCATAGCGCTTCAGTCGCTCGATCTGGTTCATGATGTGGCTCGCGGCAAAGCAATCGAAATCCGAAGTTGACATAATCCAAGGATTCTTCTCGGACTCGAATGCCTCCCCCAAGTAGAGCTTCGCATATGCCGCCATGAGCACACGACTCTTGATTGCTGTGTTTTCCTTGTAAAGCGGCGGCATCGGCATACTGTCCAGTCCACCGTCGATCTTCAGCTCCACGCGGTCGAAGCAAAGATCCGCCGCCTCTTTGACGAACTGCATCTTCTCAAGCAGCGGAACATAGTCCGGCATCTGCATGAGTTTTTCCTTCGTAATAACGATCTTTTCCATACTTTCACGACTCCTTCCGGTTGTATGGTTCAGTTAATTGTATGCTAGGTTTTAATCTTGCAGTGGGCTTCTCCATCGGAAACTTCCCACTTTTTTGTCCTCGCGCACAAATATTGATGTGCGCACCAGTCGTGCCTCTCACCTTTTTCCGTCATATGCCGGCAATGCAAGCTCACGTCGCCGTTTTTGCGGTAGGCGTATTCGCAATAATGAGGCTCCATGTTTCCTCCCATTCACAGCTGCACAGCATTAGCCTGCAGCCATGTTAATAGTGTTCCTGTTGGCATTTCAGCGAAAGTCACTGTCCGGAATGCCTCCTGCGTCCAGTTCCCGTTGTAGACCGCGTACCACATGCCGTCCACTCTACCGTCGTATATGATATAAGACGGTTCGAATTTTCCTGCAGTAACCTGTAATACATTGAACGATTTCCCGTTTGACGTAAAGTCAGCGCCCACAAGGAAATCGCGGTTTGTAATCGACTTGTTCAGAACCCACGTCAGGCCGTCACTAAAATTGATTTGGAATGACGTACCATCTATTATGGTTTCACCCCCCCCCAGATGGAATTTTGTACCATTTAGAAGGACTGTTCCGCCAGTGATGTCGTAGCTCGTACCGGCGATTATGGTTTTGTGACTCATGTTTTGGCCTCCAAAATGATGGTGTAGTTGACGGATGCAAACTGGCCTGGATCGTATTCGTATGCTTTTCCTATTTTAAGCGTACCGTTTGTCATCGCATCGATGGACAGTTTAAATGTACGAATATAGCTGTAAAAACAGGCACCATAGCTTACTGCTCCATTATTTTCATATAGAGCATACAGAATCCGCCAGTCACTGTTATTGAAAACTGCGCCTGACTTGCATACGATTGATATTTTCTGTACTTTGTACTTGTCCCAATCGAATCTGGCATCGTTTAAAGTCAAGGTCGATCCAGCGGAGCTGTCTGCGACGCCCGAAACAACGACTGTGTTCTCCACTTCCTTGGTTGTCATGATTGAGTAAACCGTTCCATCAATGAGGGCTTTGCCCCCCCACTTGGTAATTAGTACCATTCACAAGCGCATTTGCCATCATGCCACCTCAGTGAAATACTGGCCGATCAGCTCGTGCGGGAGATACTGCAGGGTGATCTTGTCGCCGGCCGTTGCGCCGGTGCGCTCGCAGAGGTAGAGTTTGCTGTCTTCCGGGTCGGTATAGTACAGGCCGTAGGTGTACTCCATGCCGCGCGAGGCCGGGATCGGGTCTGCCTGCGTGCCCGCGTGCTGCTCATCGATGACGGTAAAGAGGGCTGGAGTCTTATTCGGCTCCCAGCCGGTCTGGGTGGTGTGGCCCTGGCCTTCATTGACGCGGTACAGCTTGTCCACGCCGTTGTCCGCGAAGACGAGCCGGTCGCCGGGCTTGACCACCATGTCCGGTGCCCAGTGGGCATAGAGTTCCTTCGCCTTCAGCGCGTCTGCGTCATCCAGATATGCAGATGCCTTGACGATATACGGGCGCAGTTCCCGTGCGCGTTCGGTGTATGTAGTAGCCATTATTCTGCCTCCCCCATCAGAATTTTTGCCGCCTGTTCGGCGTCCGCTGCCTGCTCGCGGGCAAGCTCAAGTTCGGTTTTCTTCCCCATCTTCGCGGTGATGGTCCCGTCACGGTTGTCGGTGATGGGTCCGGCGACAGCGTAGTCGGCGTTGTCCCATTCCTGGACCTGCTCCTCGGTCTCGCCGGTGGGTTTGCCGTCCTCGCCGTAGACCGGCACGGTGTCGCGCTGGACAATCGACCATACCAGCCCGTCCACAAACAGCTGCGCGGCGGCAGCGTGGGTCATGGTCAGCGTGACGGCCTTGCTCTCACGGTTGCCCCAGTCCCGGTCGGTGACTTTCCCGGCGATCGACGCCGGGTATTCGGTGTTGTTTGCTTTGAAGTAGATCATGTCGCCCTCCTTATGTTGTCTTGATGTTGATTGTGGTGCGGTAGTCGCTAACCCTTCCACCACTAGGTTCTGTTGTACTCCTGATAATTCTGGTATCCTGCTCCGGTGTGTACGTGTATGTAGCAGTCACGGTCTCGTAGCGTCCATTAGCAGTTTTAGTCGAAACTGTCGTTCCATTGAGCTGTATAGTCGCTTTCTGCGGAATTTTACCATTCGAGCAAAACGCAGTTGCAGTAATTGTTATGGATTCACCAGCTGCGACGGTAAATGTTTCGGTTTGCGCTACTCCGTTATATGTGATCTTGCCGCCGGAGCCGGTCAGGGTTATGGTGTATTCCGACGGCTTGAACTTGATCTCAAACGCCGTACCATCCACCAGAGTTCGACCCCCCCCGATTTGGTAACTTGTACCAGCAATCAGGTCGGTGCCGCCTTTGATGGCGTAGGATGTGCCGTCTTTCAAAATGTGGTGTGTGCCCATGTGGGTCCTCCTTTATGCTGCAAGGGTGTAGGTGCCGTCGGGGTTGGCAATGACGGCGGTGGTGGCGGGAAGGGTGAAGGCGGGGCGGACGCCGTTCCCGTTTCCACAGTACTGTTCGGTGACATTCCCGGCGGTATCCAACACGTACACGTCTGTACTTGAATATTCTTTTGGGGTTCTGGTCCATTGATGAATATTAGATCCATTTAGTTTTGCGACAGCAAGCAGGCTACGCACCGTCTGGTCCAATGGAGTCCCATCTCCGCCGACGCCCTTCAGCTCACCTATGGACAGTATAAACGCATTTTTCGTTAATTCTCTCCTCGTTTGATATTCATCGATGTAGCAGTAAATTTTTGTTTGCCCTGCCGCGCCTTGAATGGCAGAGTCCAACAGCCCGAACCATGTATCCGCGAGGAAATCGGATACAGTGGATGTTGGGAATAGGTTGGAGGTGCTCCACTGGGAGAACGCAATTCGTTCGTAGCATTCCTTGCGCACAATCAGCGTCCGCCCGGCCCCGTTGAGGCCGCTCTCGTAGTCGTGCTTGGCGATATAAAACGGCACGGGGCTGCCGGATTCGTTCAGGTACAGGATCGCGCCGGGGGTGATGGTGTTCAGGGGAATGCCCTTCGAAAACGGTACGGTGAACGCCGTTCCGCCGATGAGGGTCTTTCCGGCTTTGCAGTCGTAGCCTGTGCCGCCGATCAGCTCCCGGCCACCGGTCACGGAGTAGGCCGTGCCTGAGATCAGTGTCTTGTGCGCCATGTTTTCACCTCATTCGTACTGCCAGGCAATGGTTCCGTTGACAGATGGCGTTGTCTCTGCTGAGAACAGTGCCTCGCCACGGGCCATGTAGGTCGTATAGTCGCTATTCGCAATATTGACAGCATTTGTACGATTAAGCGCCGTATTGATATTGCTAGTCGTTGCTGCACCCACATCAGCCGCAGAAAGTGACACTGCACCGGTCTTATCGTTGACGCTGGTTACAGGAGCAGATTTAATATAATCCACACCTTCTACAGCGACTTCCCATGCAGTTGGAACTCCACTGGAATCTACAGATTTTACCTTAATCAGGTCTCCGACCGCTGCGCCGGACGAGATGAGGTTGTCCTGCTTCGCTGCGAGAGCCGTGTTGAGGTCATTTTCGGTCTGGAATTTTGCGTCGTTATCAAGGTCAGAAGACTTTCCGCTGAATGCGACCGTCTTCAAATCAGAGAACCATTTTGCGATTTTCCCAAAAAGGACAGAAAGCTTGTCGCCAGAAGCAACATTTTCGCGTGCTGCTGCCTGTTCGAAAGTCGCAGTTGTCTCGGAAGAATCGCCAGTCTTCTTGAGGTAAGCAGTGGTAACGAAGTCTTCCGTGGCGAGCTTCTTCGAGCCGTTGTCCATGCCGGTGCCGCTGGTAGAGCCGACGTAGACGTCGCCGGCATACCATGCGTTGCCGTTCCAGTCCATTGTGTGAGCATTGGAGCGGTTCGAATTGGAAGTTCCATTGCCCACGATATGCTGATAAGTACCACGGCCGGAAGGCTCATTTCCAGACGGGTCCTGAACGTTGAACTCACCCTCTACATGCTGAGAGCGATTTGCTGCGACAGTTCCGGTCCCTTCGGCGTGTGCGGCCTGTCCGGAAGCCTCCGTGGAGGAACCTTCTGCATGAGAATAATCGCCAGAAGCCTTTGTGCCGCTGTTCTGCGCATGGGAAGCGCTGCCGGATGCGACTGCTCCATTACCTTCTGCATGAGCACTGGCTGAGGATGCAGACGTACCGGAGCCAAACGCCGTCGCGTTTGCACCGGAAGCAGCTGCTGCACCCGCCTGCTTCAGCGCGCCAGCTCCGGCCCCGTTCTCAAGGTTCGTCGCAGTGGAGCGTTCTTCCACGTCTTTCTTACGAGGAATCGATAAGTCCTCATTGTATTTCGTAAGGTTTCTCATGTGATTTCCTCCTACATGTTAATCAGAAGCACCATAGTGGAGATTCCGTCAACAACAATAGATTGCTGCATTGTAGCGCTGTCCCACGCGGAAGCCGGAAGCGTTGCCTGTGCGATCTTCACCATAGCAAGGACGACTTTTTCTTTCGTCGGGACTGCTAGATCGTTATCGTATTTTGAAAGGTTCTTTATTCCACACCTCCAACCATCTGCATCAAACAGCACCCCAAAAGAATTTCTGAGGTGTTCTTTGATGCCCCCGGATTTCTCCGGGGGGGGGCTATAACGTGCAAATCAGCCGATTGCAACGACCTTGTAGGTGTCAGCCGCCAGAGTGGTAGTAGTGGAATCAGTCTGGTTGATAACAACAGTGATGCTGTTGTCCTCGTTCAGAGAGACATCCGCAATTACCATGTTGTTGGTAGCAACTTCGTACACCTGAACCAGCATCGGGAACGTGGGACCGTTATCCTGTGCCGCAATGGTCCACGTGTAAGCGCCGCCTGCAGCCGTCAGGACAGGGTTGTTAGTGCTGTACTTCTTGAGGTGTACCGGCATAGCCTGCCAAGTCGGGGCAGTATCTGCGCCGCCGGAAACCAGAATCTGACCGGCTTCACCGGCCCCAGTGGGAGCAAAGAAGGCCGGGTCCTTCGTAGCCGTACCATTGAGCGTGATGGTGTTGTTGGTAGCACCTTCGGCAACGGCATCCAGTTTGGTCTTGTCTTCCTTGCTGAACTGCGTGTAGGTGGTGCCTGCGCCGATGTCATCCTGCGTCAGGACAACGACACCAGTCTTGCCGTTGACAGAGTTAACGTCAGACGGGTTGCAGAGCACGTAGGTCGTGCCGCCCCAGCGATACTGCTTGTTCTGGTAAGCACCTTCCGTCATGACAACGTAGATCTTACCAGTTTCCGGAGTCAGGGCTTCGCCGCCAGCGGTCAGGGACAGCCAGTCAGCTGCAAGCGGGGTCTCGCCGACGATGTAGGCTTCCACAACGTCATCGACGTAGCTGGGCAGTTGGGCAGCCGGAACAAGGCCGTCAGCACCGAGGGTCGCAACGCCGTTCGCCGCGCCTTTCTCGGAAGCAGGAATCTTGGAGTTGAGCTGTTCCTGCGCGTCAGAGGTGAGGCCAGTGATGTACTGTGCGCCAACGATCTCCTTCGCCTCAATGGCAGTGACGTGGCCGGCAGCGTCAACAGTGACGCCTACAGTGTGCGTGGCATCGCCGTATGCGCCTGCAGTTGCACCGGAGAATGCGTGACCGACGGTGATGGTCTTCGCCGTAGGATCAGCAGCAACATGCGTCCACTTGTCACCAGAGGCCAGCGTGAAAGTGTCCGTCTTGGAGCTCGCGGAAATGGTAGCTGCAGCAGCCTGACTGGCGACCTCAGTCGTATCGTTCTCACTCTGCTTCGGGACATTGATGTTCGACCATGCGTTCTGGTTGACTTCGCCGCCGCCAGCAACCGCGTTCTTGACCGCAGTGTCGAGGGCTGCCATAGCCTGCTGGATTGTCATGTCCTTTGCGACATAACCACCGTCAACAGGCGTATAGCCGGTCAGAGTCAGTTCGACGACATTCTTGGTGGTTACAGTGCCGGTGGAATCGAGGCCAACGATGACTGCACCGGTGGTGCCTTCCTGGTTGTAGACAACACCTACGGGCTTCCAGCGTTCGCCATCAAACTGATAAATGACCTTATCAGTGCTGTTTGTGTAAATCTGACCGAACTTCGGGTTCGCAGGCGCAGTAGCCAGCGGCTGAATGACAGCATTCTGAAGTTCATTTTTGTTGAGGTCAAGATTTACGAGGAGGGTTCTTTTGCTCATTTTGCTTTCTCCTTTGCGTTAATTTAGATATGCAACTCCAGAAAAAGGAGATGCAAACAACAGAATGACATTGTTGCTATCCACATACTGAACTTCTCCAACAACCTCAGAGCCGGCGCTGTCAGCAACCGTTACAGACGGATATTTACCCATATTATGAGCGATTTCCCACTTCTTTTCGGCGGTTGCCTGTGTAAATGTGAAACTCTTGTCTCCACCCCCGCCGGATTCAGCCCCAAGATGTTTCAACGTTTTATCTGGTTGGATTATATAAGCGTCAGCTGAAGAATCCGTCAGGACGTGAATGATTTGGCTGTAAAAGTACAGTGTGTCGGTCGAGCCAGGAGGACCAGCAGTTGCAGCAGCAGCTTGCGCTTCTTCGAGCGATGAGAAATACGAGTTGTATTCTGCTGGAATCGCAGACGTCATTGCGAAGGACACGCTCATGCCAAGCTTCGGAACGTTTGGAAGTGCCATCTTTGTTCCTCCTTTCTCAAATGGTTACGTTGTAGGTGTTCTTTGTGTCATTTGGAGTTGCAAAATCCAGGGTGTAGACTTTGTAAGGAATCGAGAGATACGATGCCGCGCCCTCGACTTCTACCGTTGCCTGTGTAAATGCGGTCGTAATGTCGGCGTTCAGGCCATTTACGTCCTTGATGCTCGTTACATCTCGCAGGGTTGCCGGGTATGCAATAATGACCCGCAGTGCGCCAACCGGAATCGTTACGCTGAACGTCGAGCCGTTTGCGTATGCTCGGTTCGATTTCTGCGCAAGGCCACGAATCACAGCACTATCCGTTGCTGCTTCCTTGTCGGTCGTCGTTCCGTAGAAGGAATTGCGGTATCCGGTGATTGCACCGGTAGCGGCAGATTTCGTTCCACCCTTGATTTGACCAGCCGGATATTCCTGATCTAGTGCGGTAAATGGAATCTCACCATCGCTGTATGTGCAGTTGAGCGTAATCCTGTAGTTTGCACCATCTGGTACGATATAGGCCGCAAACGCGCCGCTCTGCGCCGCGATTTGTTCAGATGTAACGTTGTTGACAGCGGACCAGCTTTGTGCAACAACACCTGTCGGCTTTGGTTTGTATTCGTAGGCCCCCGGATTCAGCGACCCATTGTATGCAGGCGTGACACTTGTTCCGACTTCATATGCCCTTGCCGTAGAACTCGATACACTTACAGATGGCTGTGTAATCGTCGGATTTTTATCCTGGGAAAAAGCGTCAAGGACTACTGCCTGCACACTTATGTTTTCTGCGGGAACCGTGACTTTACCGTCAACAGGCACATATCGGCCAAACTGTTCCGTGAGCACAAGATCTTTCGTGAATAGAACTTGGTCTGCCGTCGGGGTCTCACCCGTACCGCCGCTGCCCGGCTTATACCAAAGAGCGCCGGTCTCATCGACTCCGACTTGTGCCGTCATCTCGTCGGTCTTCGGAATCGCCTTTACGCCGCCGAGCGCTTCTTCGCTGGCGACCGGAAGCTCATAAGCCTCCGGTTTATCGGTCAAACTGTTGTACGAGCCATCAAAGTCCGACGTGCCAGCGCCGATGTTCTCCCTAGCCTGTTGCTTCTCTGCGTCAGAGAGTGCCTGCGCCGTTGTTTTTACCGCGTGCGTCTGAACTTCGCCGGTTTCGCCGTCCACAGATTTGACCGGGATGCCATCTTCCGTGATGTATCCAGCTCCGTTTTTGAGGTCCTTATTGTCCGTTGGAACAGTTATGTCAACCGTCTTATTATTGATTGACTGTTCAATCCCATTGACCGAGATGGTGTCGATTTTACCGCCGTTCTCCGAAACGAACTTCGATATGCCGCCAGTTTCCGCGACCGTCCCATCTGGGTCATAAGTGGCCTTCAGCATATCTCCGCCGCCAGCGTTTGCGATTGCGTCTGCGACAGCTTTTTCACTCGGTACTTTGTCTGCGCTCGTTCCAAGCCGTTGGGTGATGTCATCCTTCGAAACCGCACCAACATCAGAAGCATTGAGCTCGACTGCCCCCGTTTTCCCGTTTACGCTGGTTACGGGAGTGGCAGTGGTTTCCCATTCTGTCGGGTTTCCATTTTCATCGACGCTCTTTACTACCGGGATTTGACCAGGAGTAGCACCGGTGATGCCAAGGGAAGGATCTCCGCTTTCGACTACGTAAGTGTCCGGAAGGCCCGGAAACTTTATTGTTTTTAATGGAACATTCGCCATAGTGCGGCCACCTCTTTCTCATTCCCAAAAAATACTTATATTTCCGGCTCCGTCGTCCTTCGCTCCAGCTCCGGGAATGCTGGTAATCACAACGTTCCCGTCGCCAAGGTCTGCCGCACCAAACGTGCCGGCACCAATGTTTTCTCGCGCCTGCAGTTTCTGTTCTGCGGTCAGATCTTGCGCTTGATCGTACAGGACAGCGCCGGTCCCGGCCTTATCTGCGCCGATGTTCTTACGTGCCTGTTCTTGCTGTTCTTCCGTGAGATCTTGCTGGATGTCATATCGTACTGTGCCTTCTGGAGTGACCGTAACGCCGGCCGCGTTGATTCTGATATAAATCAGCCCGGTAACGCCGCTGTTATCAGAAGTGTTTCGGTTGACACTGCTACCTGTCGAGCTGTCTTTTCCGATGATTCCTCGACTCAAAGCTTTCACCACGTCAATCGACTCGCCAGAACCGCCAAAGATTGAGCCGTCCGAGAACTCCACTCTTGCCTGCGGCTCAACATAGCCACGCATGGCAAATGTCTGTTTTTGCGTGAGCGGCATCATCCACTTTCCGTTTTCATAGGTGACGTTTCCTGGATACTGCCTTGAAAGACTGCCGAGGTTCAAAACCACGGTCTTCACGATATCTGGCGTAATGAGCGTCCCATCCAATGCCTGCAGCATAAAAGGGACTGCGTATTTATCTCCCTGTGTCATTGAAACAGCCATCAGATCCCCTCCAGTTTGATTTTTGCGCTTACGCTCTTATCGCCATAGGTTGCTGTAACGATCAGCGGTTTTGTATCTCCCTGCCAGCATGTAATCGTCACAGAGTTCTCGCTGATATCCGCACTGTACGCCATTGTGTCCGGACCTTCGAATGTGTACGTGACTATATCTTCCGTCTGCTCGCCGAGGTCAAAGTATGCTGCCGTCAGCGTGCAACTTTCATAGGATTTCAGCCGTTCCGGAGTAGTCCCAAGGAATGCGATTTCCGGCTCTTCCGAAATAGGCTCAACCATCAATTCATAATCCATAAAAATGTCCTGATTCTGTGCCAGCGAGCATCGGATCACACATTTTCCTCCGGAGACGGCCGTAACGAGTCCATCCGGTCTCACGATTGCCACCTCATCATTCAGTGACGTCCAAATGTAATTCACCGGGTGTGCTTCTGTGCTCGCTGCGTATTCTCCGCAGCGGATACTTGTAGCGGTCAGCAAGCCCTTCTGGCCGGCTTTTATCTTTGGTTGTCCGTTCACTCGAATTTCCCAAGAAAACGTCTTGCCGCCCGCCACATGGCGTGCCATGTCATCTATTTCTTCGTTCGGTGGATCATATCTGGCCGTGAATTCAAGCAGCCGGACAGAATCATAGTCGCCGGTGAATTCCTGTGCATAGTCACCAAAGCCGGTGATGTGATAGGCAGCTGACCCCAGAATGATTCTGCTGTTTGTGTTCAGTTTCTTCGTCTCTTCGTTTCGCTGGCATGTGATATTGACATAGCCCTTCGTGATAAGGGCATATTCCTGCATGTCGCTTTCGTTCGCGGTCAAGATTGCCTTTTCAACGCAAATTGGCTCTTTCAGGAGATTTCCGTACCAGTCCAGATGGTTCCACGTTGACTGACAGCGTTGTGCAACTCCTCTTCCAGTTGCGTTGGAAATGTTCTGCGGGTTTGTGACAAGCCAAATGCTTCCCATTGCATCGATTTTTGTCCCTTCCGGCACATACTCAATGCTTTCGTCCGCAAAGATGATGTCCTTGTAGACATCCTGTTTCCGGAGCGTAGACGCTGTTTCCGGTGCGATATCCGCCATGCGGATCGTCGTTGTTTCCCATTCATACGGCGCATCCGGGTTTAGGCCCTGCACACGCGCCTCGATAAAGTCAGAAGCATACTTCGCATACTGATGCACAAACTCTGCGCTTGGGTCTCCGAAATACTGCTTTTGCCGGCCTCTATATTGCGAGGGGGTGTTCCTGACTGCTGTTTTCAGGCGGCCGGAAGCAATCAGGCCGTTCGTGATGTTGTCCGAGATCGACATGATATCTAGCCACCTCTTTCCGAATTTGAATCAGAGCATCGAGAATACGCGCCGCATGGGGTTTACTCTGCGCATGTAGGCACATTCCTGCTCATATCCGCGCAGCTCCGAATAGAAGAGCTGCAGATTTTCTTTGTACCGTGCCGTCGACTCCTTCATCGTTGTGTTCTCGTTCGGCGTGTTGAAACTCTTATCCTTGACCTTCGGCTGGATGTTCAGCCACTCCCGGTTGAACCGGTTATCCCATGTCACAGCGATTGCCAGCCCGAGAAGTCTCTTTTGCCGGAATGTCAGGTCATGAGCGAACTGACCATCCGTGTAAAAGTCCAGCCTGTACTCCACATCGGCGCTGTCCTGCTGTGGGAATGTCACCACGCCGGTTTCTGGGTCATACGTAAAGTCTGTATATGGGAAGAACGCTGCATCTCCGTTTCGTGCATACTGGACGCTCACGCAGTTGCAAAGCTCATAGCCGACCTTTCCGGTTTCGACGACAGTCTCCTGCGTTGTGCTGATCTGGTCGCTTGTCCACTCAAAGTCAGCGTACTGCGGCTCTACGAGGCCATCTGTCAGGTACACCAGCAGTTCAGGTGGACTTTTTAGCATTGGGATTGCCATCCCCATCCAGGAGCTCATACGGCGGAAGAAGAGTGCCGCATCGGTTCTCAGATCGTCTTGCATCCGGTCATCGCCGATTACTACCATTGCAGAATTTGTAATGATGTCGCTCCAAGCAGTCCCCATTATTCCCAGTCCTCGCTTTCATACGAGTCTCTATCCATGACTGCCCTGTATTCTTCCCGAATACAGTTCGCGGCGGTTTCATCCTGAATCAGTTCCAGAAGTTCCTCAATTACGCCGCAAAGCGCTTCGATTTTTTCCTTGCTGTCCATGATGTGACCGCCGCCTTTCCTATAACGTTAAGCCGTGACAGTGACAGTGCATTGTGCCTGTCCCGCCAGATAGTTTTCATTTTCATCCTGCGTGACAGTGATAAGCGTCTCGCCGGCAGTCAGCGCTTCAACAGTGACGTTCGAACTTTCATCTACATCGCCAAGCGCTGCGATCTCTGGCACGCTGTTCTCAACGCGCATCTCCCCATTGGAGCTGGTCGTGATTTTAAATGTATCGCTCGTTCCGGCCGACATCTCCATTGCCTCCGGACTGACGCTCAGTCCAGCAGCTGCCTTTACAATCGCCCACGGAACGATAATTGTTCCCTTGTAGTCCCCCTTGCCGTCAATACGCAGAGAATAGGCCCCAGCATTTGTACCGGTATTGTCTGCGACGGCATAGTCTGTGTTTTCCGTCAGCGCATTACCGCCGAGTGTTACGCTTTTAACCTCTTTGGTCTGCTCGCTGCCGGTATAGGTGAGTGCATCGCCGACAACGACATCGGCGCTTTCCAGATTCAGTTTGACGGTCATAGATTCTTCGAGGTTGTAGAAGAATCCAACCCGTACTCCATTGGCCGTAATGATATAACCGCCAATCGCCAGCTCATATTCGCCAGCTTTTGTCTGTGGGATCTCATATCCGCCACGAGAGAGCTTCGCGCCCGAGACAGTTGAAATCGCTACAACGCCGTGTGTTTTGTTCGCCATCCCCCACCGGACGTGCAGATAAGTAAGCGTTGCAGCCGCGTTGAAGACAATGTACTCAATCGGGCCGTTGTATCGGACCGTGTAGACCGTTCCTTCCTGCACGGCGGTCAGTTGCGTCTCTCGGTTGAGTTTCACGGTAAAAGCTGCCGCCGATTGCATTTCGACGCCGAGGATATCTGCTTCTGAGCCGCGCCAATCGAGGCCAAGAAAGCCATTCTGTACCGCTGTGCGGATATCTGGCAAGATGTTCATATTCGCCGCGTATGCGGACGCAGGCACAAAGGAAAATTCACTATAGACAGGACTACTCATGTTAAAACCTCTTTCCTGCGCCCGGATACGGCGCAAAGTTTACTGCGCGTCGCGCGCGTTCATTTCTTCAATGATGGAGACGAAATCGCCCTTCGGATTCTTTGCAGTCTTACTCAGCTCGTTCAGCTGAACCACAATGTTGCGAGTCACATATGGGCTTCCGCTCTGGTATGCCTCGGCATATCGCTGTGCAACCATTTTCTTGTGGCCTTCGCAGAGGTTCGGGTAGATCTCCAGCATCTTATCGCCGAGCTCGACCATCTTTGCAAACGCCTGTTTATCCAGCAACTCGCCATCCTTATAGTCAACGCCAAGGACTTCACGTTCCTCATCTGTCAGGCCGGACACGATAATGAGCCAGCGTTTCTTGAGGAAGTACCGGTTGAGCTCCGTGAGCACTCTGGACAGATCCTTCTTGGGAACATAGAAGCTTCCGGTTTTGCCAGTGACCTGACCATACAGGCCGCCTTCGCCGAAGAAAACCGTGTTGTCTTCCGCGACTTCGGCCTGCCAGAGGAACTGCACCATTTCCGTATCGCTCGATACCTGTACGATCTGCGGCACGACTGCGGGCTTCGCTTGGAAATCAGCAGCTGCTTTTGCAACCGCTTCCGCAATCATCTTCTGGACATCTGCCATCGTAAAGGTCGGTTCTGCTGCAATCGGAGCTTTCTTTGGAACTTCCACAGTCTCGCCTTTCAATGTGGGGTCCAGAGTAGTCAGCGGCGTTTCGCTGCCATCGTGTCCGATTCCGACCACGTCTTCTGCGTTAACAGTCAGAACGTTATCTTCGCCAGATGCTACTTTCTCCGCAGTGTTGGTCGTCTGACCCTCTTCCGGGACATCGAAAAAAGCGACTTCTTCCTTGACTTCCTCTGCTACAGGTGTCTTCTTCGGTCTTCCGGGTTTCTTTCCAGTGTTCTTGCTTTCAGCCATATCGCACACTCCTTCCAGATTTTATGGCTATTCCTCCACAAATGTTGGCTCCGACCGGACTCGAACCGTCTCTTACAGCACCATGCGGAGCCATATGGTGCGGGACGGGCTGGAGGTAAGACCCGCCCCGCAAAAGGAGGAACGCTTAAATCGTGAGGTGCGCAATGCGATTGCTGAAGATGGAAACCGAATCGAGAGCGATGGTAAGATTGATTCCCACAGAGAAGTCAGATGCCCGCGTGGGATCAATCTCGAGGGTGATGGGCGTCGCGGAGTTGTAAGCGATGGTCATCGGCTTTCTGCTGTTCGCGGCCATCATCCAAATGTCGTTTGCAGACAGGATGGTGGTGGGAGCAGTGTTGAGGTTGACCGGGCTGACAGCATCACGCAGCGGCATCAGGCGCACACCAAGGAACTCGCCCAGCATACCGGTGCTGTTGTAGCGTTCGCCGAGCAGCATAGCCAGCGCAGCGTCCATGTTGACGTTGGTGGAGCCGGTGGCCTGCGTCGGCAGGACCTTGCCAAGAGCGACCGCAGAGCCAGTGGCGAACAGGTTGGAAGTAACCGTGTTGTTGAGGGCAGCGATCTTATTGGCAGCTGAGAGCCAGTTCTGGTTGGAGAACGTGAAGTTCAGGTTGGCCGGAATCAGGGTGGTGTCTGCGGCAGCCGCAGTCAGAGCGGCATTCCACATGCCCATCGTCTTGGCGTACATACCGGCAACGATGTTGGCAAAGAAGACGCCGAAGTCCTGATTGTTGCCCACCAGCTGGAACCACTTCGCAACGATCTGCGCGGTCTTGGGCTGCGGATTGAGGGTGTAGTCCTTGGAGTAGAAGCGGTTGCTGGGAACGCTTCTGGACGCGCCCCAAGAGGAATCCTGGAACACGGGGATATCGTTGGAGCCAACGGAGATTGCGTAGCTCTCGCCGAAGCCGACCTCAACGACATCTGCGAAGCGATCAACAGCCTCGGAATAGACGGAAGCGATGATCGGGGTCACGATCTCCTGATAGATGCCCTGCAGGACGCGATAGAACGCAGAGTTGCCATAGAAACGCTGACCGTTGCGCTTGAAGTCCTCAAAGTCAACGGGGGCAGCTTCGCCGGTCTGTGCGCAGCAAATCTTGGCTGCATACATCAGGTGCTCGCGCTGGAACTTCTCGTTCAGTTCCTTGTAGCCCTTCGGAGTCAGCATGTGCTGAACACCGGCGGAGCTCAGGCCATTGGCCGCCATGATAGCAGACTTGCCGTTGGCTGCGTGCTCATAGAAGAGGACTCTGCCCTTCGACACGATATCGGCGCGCTCATCGTTGGCCGCATTGACCATAAAAACAGACGGAGAAACGCTGTTCAGATTGATTTTCGGCATGTTAATTCACTCCTTCCTTATGCGTAGACCTTGCAAGCCTGCACGTCGACATACTCGAAGCTGGCAGTCGTACCTTCGGTGAACTTGCCGGTGTCGAGCAGTTTGAAGTACAGCGCGCCATTTGCAGTCGGAGCGGCTGCGGCGGGCTTCAGCTTGCCTGCATCGATGGTGAAGAACGTGTTGGTGCTGATTTCAGCGTTGACGTTGCCAATGCCGAAGCGGTACGCATGGTCGCCGTCGAAGACGATCTTGGTGAACGTGCCGTCGCGGCCAGCGGGAATGCCAAGGCCAAGAGTCTCGGTGCCGACAGCGTACATGTTGCCGTGCTTACCCTGAAGCATCTGAACTTCGTAGGTGTTCGCGGCATAGACGACCTCACCAGCATTGGTGGTGGAAGTCGCGTCATTCATGTACCACGCGTTCTCGTTCTTGACACCGGTGAATCCTTCACACGGAAGCTGACCGTTGCGAATGACCAGACGGCCGGCATCGCAGTCCGCATCAGCGCTGGAAGCCTGGTATCTACCGGTGACATTGATGAGGTCATCGCGGAAGTTGTTGGTCACGCGAGCCTCGAATGCAGTTTTTTCAGTAAACATTTCGTTTCACTCCTCTCTCACTTTTCAGTGGCAGCTTCGACGCCCCACTTGGCGATCAGACCAGCCATCGTACCGTCATCCGCTGCGCCGCTGTTCTGATTGAACTTGTCCCATGCGTAGACCGTCTTGTTCCGGTTTGCATTCGCAGCATCCAGTCTTTCAACCGCTTCGCCGCAGACGGCGTAAACAGCCTTGGCGACTTCTGCTTCGCCAATCCAGTTCCGGTCCTTGTCGCACTTGTTGGTGTAAAGGCCGGCTTCGATATCAGTCAGGATGGGTGCGATCTCACTCTCAGCGACCTTCTGCTCACGGTTCGCATTGAACTTCGCAAGAGTTGCCTTCGCCTTGTCCTTGGCCGCATTCAGACGACGCTTGTCCTCGAACTCCTGCATGGCATTAAGCTGTGCCTTGGCCTCGTCAAGTTCTCTGCTCAGAGAAGTGACCTTCTCTTCAGCGGCGTTCAGGCGAGTGGTGTTTTCCATGCCGACCAGCTCCATGAAGTCCTGAGTTTCCATGGTGATGCAGTCCTCGCCCATCTGCATGGCGGTGTTGACAGACATGTTCTGGTAACGTTCGGGGACGATGGTCTCGGCCGCGTTCTCGATGACGTAATACTTGTAAGCGCCGTCTTTCGCCATCAGGCAGACAAAGACCTTACCGTCCTTCTCGCCTGCGGCCAGAACCTTATAATCCGTGAAACGCGCTGCCAGTTCCGCAAGCTGTCTCTTGTTATAAGTTTTCAAGTCTTTCACTCCTTCGTGTGATAAGCTCCCGTTATCCGGGGCGTTGTTTGTATCCGGGGCCTTCTGCAAAGATGCCGCCTTGAGTTTCAAAGTCTTAAATTCTTCATCCAATGCGGCAAGTCGAGCGATGTTGGCCCCCGGAATAGCCGGAGCAACGCCCGTGCCCAAAATTGTGACCCCCACTCCCGACCAGACATCTTCAACTTCGATGTCTCCGTCCATGTGGTTTTCGTCTATCAAGGTCTCCACAGACACATCCATGCGCCCTGTTCGCACGATTTCGTCCACGGTTTCCTTCGCGTAGAAAGCGAAGAGCTTTCCACGGGCCACAATCCAGGTCTGACCATCCCTCTTTTGGAGGGAGAAATCACGTTCATCGTCTGACAGCGTTCCGACAATGCGTTCCGCTGTCCCGTCCGTGTAGGAGTAATACTGCGCACCCGTTCTTGGATCTGTTTTGAGCTGGTGATTGTGCCCGTCGCCGATTTTCCCCATGACATAGGCAATCAAAATCGGCCGTCCTACGAACGTTTTGTAGTATTTTTCTAAGTTCTGGTAGCTCCATCTGTTACGGTTGACGCCTTCGCGCATCAGCCACAACTCAACTCCGAACTCGTAGGGATTCAGTTTTTGGAGAACTTTGAGCTGTCCAGTCGCCATGATCTTCTGATTCTTTGTCAGTGGCATTGTCAGTCACCCTCTTCCTCGAAGAGTTCTTCAATCCAGCCATCAAAGCTGGTCGCGCTCATCTCGTGTTCGGAGTACATTTGCCACGCATACAGGAACTTCTCGTAGCTGGCACTGTTCTCCATCTGGAGGTTTTCGAAGCCCCGTCCGAGCGGATAAAGCCCATTTTCATCGCAGACCTCCACGCATTTGCGCAGGGCATCTTCGATTTTCTGAAGCATGTCGATGATGGACCCAAACACACCATCCAGATCGTCCGGCCGGCCATCATACTCGGCAGTCGCCGGATAGACTTGCAGGATATGCCGTTGATGCAGCAGGTCCCCGACAACATCGAAGCGCTGCGGCTGCAGGTGGGCCAGTTTGTGAATGGCATCTGCTGTATGCGGCATTCCAAACTCGATCAGCACCCATTCCTTCAGCGTGTCGAGTCCGCGCGCCGCATCCTGATACGCGCCGGTCACGTCCTTTGCGGCATCTCTCACGGCAGCGAGAGCACCGTTTTCAAAATCAAACCGTTCTTTCAGTCGAGCCATTTCAGATCTCTCCTTTCCGTGAAAATGAAAAAAGAGCTAACGGCACATTCCTGTGTCGTTAGCTCCACTAGCTCTTCCACGCCGCTGCTCCGGTGTGGGATTCTCTATTAACCCAGCCTCGCCTACCTCAATACCCCGCGCATCAGCGCAAGCCTTCGGTTCGGATGGGAGAGTCTTTTACAAGGTCCCGCTTGGAAAGGACTTTTACCGTATCTTCTACGATGCGGTAGCCGTCCTTCGTGCGTTGTATCCTTATATCTCTGTTATTATTAAGCGCCATATTGATAATGTGGAGGTCTTCTTTTCGTACAAATTCAATCATTTGTCCCTCCGTATTGGTCAATCATGGTTTCGCTACCGTCAGTTGTCGCACTTCCGTCACCTTTTGGACGCCCTGGGCTCTGCGGTGGTAATCCAGAAGATTCTTGCTTCATGTTGTATGTCGATACGAGCGGAATACGCTTATCCAGAATCCCACTGTTATAGACCGCATCAGACAAGCACATATCGTCCAGAATGGAGCGGTCAAGCAGCGCATTGTAGATGATGGTGTCCGGAAGGATGCCATGTTCCATTCCCTTCATGCACCGATCAAGCATCTTCTCGTCTTCCGAAATGTCTCCGAACATGACGAACTTCCACTCGTACCGAGGGTTAAGCTTTTTGATGATTGCATTCATCATCCGCTCATAGCCACGATAGACTGTCTGCATGAACTTGCTTTCGATTTGAAGCGAGATCTGAGCAGTTCCAGATTTCGGGTCATCTCCAAGCGGGATAATCGCGCCCATGCCGGCCTGACTCATGGTGTCACTGTAGCCCTGCTTCACAATGTCCATTGCGGACGGGGCTTCGGACAGACTTTCCAGTTTCATGTTCTGCGCAGGAGCAAAGTAAATTCCCAAGCCCGATGTGTTGTTGGCCTGTAGCATATCGTACCAAATAGCCTCGAAGAACAGCCTTCCGGCGTTACTAAGTCTATATTGGTCTTCACCAGCAGCAGTTTTTTCATCCCGATACGGAATCTCACCATGCAGAAGACTCACCAATGGGTTCTGAATCAACTCCAACTGAATCTGTTCCATCTGCGCGAGCTGGATCATATTGAGGAACAGCCCCGCAAACGGAGAAATCGCTGTGCGGCTCACATCGTCGGCCTCGAAAGTGAATACTTCGTCCACCGGCAGGTACACCCAGTAATACCAGCGACCATTCTGATAATAGACATCCGGCTTCCCCGGCATGTCGCCCTGCGCTTGGATGAGCTGGAACTTCTGCATGTCAATGCGCGTCTTCTGCGCAAAGACCATCGTCGAGCCAACGCCCTTCGGCCGCTGCACAACGCTGCTGAAGTCATACAGGTACGGAGTAAACAGGTCTCCGAACTGCTCCGGGACGCATCCCGGCTGCAGGAAGTACATCATATTGAAAGCTACGGTGTACTTCGAAACGCTGTTGTAGCCTGTGATTTTCGTCCAATCGCTTGGAAGCTGCTGCATAAAGGCGTAGTTGACCTTGTTGTGGCTCTTATCTACACTATAGCGAGGATAGTAGAAGACTTTCCCTTCCACTCCGACCTGACCTACGATCTGATGGGCCGTTTCCTTCGGTTTAAACTCTTCGCGCAGCTTTTCAAGCAGTTTCCACTCGCGTGTGAACTCGTCCTTCTTGGTATCGGCTGAGTCCACCATTTTCGGCATCACATAGCTGTGATACGTCAACATGTCCTGATAGACTTTGCGGATGTGGAAAAGCGGGTATGCCGTGTACTCCAGAATGTGCGCCACCTGACGGAGCGGCTGTTCGCTCTCATACGGCTTGGTGAGCATTTCGCCGACTTTATCCTTGGTGAAATTGACCGGAAGCGAAGAAATCTGCTTCACCCGGCGGTTCTGAATGTAAGGGTTCGCCATTCCGTAGCGGCCCGAGTTTATGCCGGAGAACGCTGACGTAATGGCAGACATCGGCATTCCCTGGTTATCTGCCGCGAGCTGACGGAACCGATTAAAAATCTCGGGGAAAGACTCATATTGAAGTTTACTGAGCTCGCTCGTCTCTATCGCCATGGTCTTCCGCTCCCTTCTTGTTCTCACCGGCCAGTTTCTTGCGCTCTACTTCCAGAGCTGCAGCGAACTGGTCAACCATCCGGCTCAGGTTCGCCATTGCCTCCGGCTTCTTCTTTTCCAGCCGTTCCCGCAGGAGTGTCGCCGCGCAGCTCATGATCCAGTCCACATCGGCCGTGCTGAGGCGCTTCAGGTCCTCTCCGTTTATAGCAAGGCTTTCTTTTGGTTGTTCCCCTGCCGTGTAAATCAGGATATAGCCAGGAGCAATCCGGCTGAATCGCTCCATCATGGCCGTTTCCACGGATTCCTGCGTAACGCGCAAGGCGTACAGGCTGTAGACTTTTTCCTCTGCCATCAGAATATCCTTCCTCCGCGTCTCTGCGTCACAAGTCGGCCACCGCTGCCCTGTCGTCCTCCAACGTTCCGAACCGTGTTTTTGTCTTTGTATCTTGACAGTACGGCATCCCAATCGCTTTTCTTCTTGACCTCGCTCAAGGCGAGCTCACGTTCAAGCTTCTGGGCCAGCCGCAGGCCGTATTTTATAGCTGACCAGCTGTCTCTCTGTATTGCGCGGGAAATACGCTTCTCGCTGAATCCAGCGCCCGACGGAACCGCCTTCAGGTTCTGAATCTGTCCAGAAAGTTCTCGGGTCTTCTGATACGGCCGTGCAATCTGATAATCCAAATCATCGTCCTTGATCTTATGAAGCCGTTTGTAGGCTTCCACGCCTTCGCGGGTGTTCATCGTCAAGAGCTGCACATTGTGGTTATCAAACTGCGTCTGTGCATACCGGATCATCTCAACATCTGGATCTGTGACGCCGCTTCCGCCGGCTTTGATGGGGTAAATGATAGGCAACGCGCCATCAAGCTCCAACGCCGTATATTCGGTATGGTCCAAAATGCACAGTGGTGGTAATCCATCGCCGAGGTCTTTCATCAGGTCCTCGATGACCGCCTTGCCATACTGCCATCCGTCGATTGCGATATAGGTGGTGTTCCCACCATCAAAGCAGAACCGATACCACACATCTTTCAGTTTTCGAGCCTGTTTCATGGCATTATCGGGTGGCGGCCAATCGTCCAGCCACACAAGCTGTTTCAGGTATCTGTCCCGCTTCAAGAAATCATCCTGCTTTGTGAGTTTCCAGACGCCGACGGCGCATTTGGCGTTCTTCTTCGCGTCTTCGTAGGAAACGTCGTAACAGACGACGTATATTACATCCTTCGGGTCTGTCTTGCATCCGGGGTACTTGCAGCAGTGCTGCCGCTCCATAGACTGCAGGCAGCAGCTCTCAGAAAGGCTTTCGTCCGAGATAATGGGATATTCGTCCGCGCCGGTATATCGACTCTCCATCTCACGCATCCAGCGCTCCGGGGTCAGTTTCGATCTCAGTTTCTGCGCCCAGGAGTACGGACGCATCTGCTGCAAAACGACGCATTCCCAGCTCATGTCATAAGCGAACGCGCTTTCTCCGCGATACATTTCTTTAAGGGTATCGCATCGAACCGTGAATGACGGGTGCTGCTTCCGCCCTGCGCTTGTAATAGAGTGGTTTTTATATGCTACGAAGTTCTGATCCGGTCTTCCATCTACATTGTGCCGAAGACGGACCGCCGGAAGAACGATCGTCGAATACTCGGTAAAATCAAACGGTGGATTTTCTTCCTGCGCAAATTCTTCCGCTGTTACATCGTGAATGTTATCGCCACGAAATGCGGAGATGTAGAACGCACTTCCCAAGTCTGTCTCAATTTTGAAGTCGTCCTTACTTTCCGCTGTCACACGCCATCCTTTTGCTAGTGCAGGATAGTCGTGCGCGATCTGCTTGAACTGCTTGCTTCCAATAAGCGCCATCTGTTTGTATGAAGGCCCATAATATGCGCTTTGCGTTCCCGGCCAAACCAAGCCATTCAGCATTGCATACTTGAATTTTGTGCTTGTCTTTGTAATTCCGCGCGTTCCTGTGAATGCCACATCTGCGTTTCTCGCGTATGCCCGCATCATCAGGCGCTGCATAATTTCTTCATTCGCATAATCCGCATACTCGTCGCGGAACAGGTCGCAGCCCTTATCTGGATACCAACGAATTACCCAAATCAAGAATGCCCACCATTCCGACTCGAATGAAGTATAGTCGCGCTGTTCGACCTCGCGCTTTTGAATCCACCCGACGCCTTTTATAGACTAGCCGGCAGACCACACCTTACCGTATCGTCTTGCCAACCTTCATCACCATCCTACTTCTTCGCACCGTCTTTCAGCGGCGGCATCCGTATCAGCCCCAATTTGTCGTAGGCTTCTTTTTCTGCATCGTTTGGTTCTTCAGCAAACTCCCCAAGGTTGTCATGGATTCTCATCTCATCCGGCAGCATGGATAACTCAGGCATACCGTCGTTTTGCCGCATCCGATTTTCGTTGATGAGGATCATTTGATCTACCGCGTCTGCAGTATATGGATATCTCGGCTTTCTGCCGAAGAAATACTCAAACATTTCATCCGGGCTGCATTGCTTTCCGTTCTTCAGTAGACCGGCTTTTTCCAGTCGATCTGTGATTTCATCCAGACGGACAACGTCTGCAGGGCGGACGTCCTTCTTGCGGAGGTTTTCGCTTGCAAGGTTTTCCTGAATCATGCCAGACAGTTTCTTTGCGGCATCGAACTTTCCTGCGGCCGTCATGTCGTTCATCTGCTTCATCCAGCGGGCAACATTCCGAAGGATAAGTTGCTGCTTCGCGCTCACAGCATCTTCCCCGCCGAAGTCGGAGACGAGGACTTCAAAGATGCGGTCGAATTCCGCGTAATCCTCATTGGTGTAATCAGTCCCCCAGTCCTTCCGCTGCCTCACCGTGCCGGCTTTGGCTGACTGCGCATTCTTTTCAGCGTAAACAGCCTTCGTGAACTCGCCGTCTTTCAGGCCCTCGCCGAATATCTTCGTGATGTCGGTCAAGCCATCGAGGAAGCCGTAACGCTCGCCGCTCTTGCTGGCATCCAGTTTCTTGATATGGAGGTTATCGAGGTACGAAAGCCACTTGTCGCGCCCCTCATCGCGCGGCACGCAGTCGCGCGCAAACGGAACATCATATTTGACGCAGCAATAGAAATACGCAAGGCTTTCTGAAGTCTTTTTTGCAAGCTGCGCGTAGTATTCTTGTTGTTCCAGTTCGCTGACTGCTTCGCTCATTTTTCCTCCACATACGACAAAAAGCGCTGGCTTGATACCTCTTCCAAAGGAAAAGCACCAAACCAGCGCATACATTTCTCTGTTTATTTTGCTTAATTATACCATACAATCAGCAAAAATGCAAGAGAAGTTGCAAAAGTTTGTTTTAGGCGTAAATTGCAAGAGTTAATTTCAAAAAATCCGAAAAAATTTTTCAGCTCAGTGAGGCCACGAACTCGTCGAACAGCATCCCCGCCGTCTTTCCGCCCAGGAGCTTGCGCGGATAGT